GCGACATGGTCAAATACACGGGAAACTGGGACGGTTCAAAGTTCAAGCATGGTATCGTTATTGAAGGGCCATTCGTGATGGATTTTGCGTTCTCCGTTGCTGGAAAAGAAGCAGAACCTGAATTTGTCAATGTTAAGTGGTGGAAAACTGACGGAACAATCAGAACCCAGACAGATTCAATCTATAATCTGGTGAAGGTTAATGAATAATGTGTAAACCGCAGAGGGTTACATATAATACCTATAAAGGATTCATATATGAAAAAAGGTGACTTAGTTTATTTCTCAGAAGTCAAAGCAAAGCCCGATGACTACATCAACTCTCCTCGATTCTGGTCTGACGAAGACGATCAAAGGATTCAGCCGGGCACAAAGGGCATGATCATATCCTCAGAGATCATAGAGTGCCCACCAGGTGATTTCGACCCTCTAAATGAGTTTCCATACACAGTATTCACTGTCCTTCTAGAAGACGGTGTCATGACCCGTGGCTGGACAGCGGGGGCGTTGATCAAGCTCCCAGAGATCAAATGATCATACAAGGCGACCTAGTCAGAATTCAAACCGGATTACCTCCTTCACCGTATTACAATAGTGTTATGTCAAAAAAGGCATTTGAAAACCCAATGTTTGTTACAGGTTTAATCTTTAGATACGACCAAAAATTATACGCAAAAGTTTTAAATGCAGACAAGAAACTAATAGACGTCTATATCGAACATTTGGAGAAGATATAATGAAAAACACATTCAAACCGGGAGATCTTGTACAAATGATGTTTGGGCCAGAACATGAACCCGGGATTATAGTTGAAAAATCAAACACCAGCTTATTTCGTGTGCTTATTAGTGGTGAAATCTATCGATCGTCTGAATCAATGCTGACGCATGCCCAAGATGAATAGGTTCACCCCCGGCGACCTAATCCAGGTATTCGACAATTCAGCCCTTGCAAACCGACAACCATATCCAGTTATCCATCCATATCACAAACAAAAGGGTATCGTAATCAAAACACTTGTAATCCAGGATCCCGAAAGGACATCATCATTCGACGCATTGATGAGCGCGATCTCGGGTGAATGGCTTGTAGAATGCTTGATTGATGGGGAAATTACCTCTATTGAACCAGAATATCTTAGGCTGGCAGATCAATGAAACCAGGGGATCTTGTCTCATCAGCCATTAATCTGCTATATAGAGGAATAATCTTATCACGTGAAGAGGATGACTATAAACAAAATGATTCATACGATCAAACACACTCAGTTAAAAAGTTCGAAACGTTCCAGGTTTTCTGGTTTGCAGATCGAAAAATATTTAAACACTCACCGCAACAACTGATTCCTGTAAAAGATGTCGCCGAGTAGATATAATAAAAAATGGTGGGTTTCGTAACAATGTTCAAAGACGAGGAAGACAAACTGCAACCTGGTGATATGGTCAAGGTAGGATTCTTTCCGCCTCACAAAAAAGTCACTGGGCTATACATCACGACCGGCGTAATCGTCGAGAGGTTCAAGACAAAGGGTGATCGACTCGGGAAAGACAGGTTTAAAGTTCTCGTTGAAGGAAAGCTATTCAAGACACCTCACATCAAACTAATCGAGAAGATAGAAGATGAAGAGCTTTAAAAAAGGTGATCTGGTTCGGTCAATCATGTCACACTACTTCTCAACTGTCACGATTGAGGCTGGAGACATAGGGTTTGTTACAAAAATAAACGTAGAGCCAGGAATAACGACTGCGATCTGCCTAATCAACGGTGTCAATGATACTGAGTTCTATTTTGAAGAGTTGGAGTTGGCAAATGGTTAAAGGATCTTTCGTCAAAATAATGGATCAAAACGGATCTACTATCGATAGCAAAATCTATATCGAAGAAGTGATCCCATACGAGATGCTAAAGAAAGAACCCGATAACGAACACATAAAAGATCGAGTTGTGTCTTGTCGTATGAAGATGACAACTTATGATACTGAGGGAAAGCACTTCAATCACAGGCATCACGCAGTTCTTGCGGAAGGTCAAATAAAATACTATAATACGAGTTACTTCACATTGATGCCTGCGGAGGAATCATGAACAGAGGTGATCTCGTAAGATGCTACGTTCACCCTGATAAGTTCATCCACAAAAGCAAGATCAAAGATATCGTTGGTGTCTTGATTAGTCATAAAAGGTTTAAGTCGAAGATCACCAAAAACTGGGATAATGAGTTTCAAGTTTTGTCACAAGGTAAGATCCGACGAGTAACTACTGAGCTATATAAGATTGAGAAAATAGAATGAACAACTACTTCCGTGGTGATATTATAAAGATAGTAGAGCTCTATCAGGACAGAGAGACGCTGTATTGGAATCCGATCAGAGATACAGTAGGCTTGTTGTTGGAGGAAATCGACGATGATCTGATGCAGGTGTTGGTTGCTGGCAGAAAAGAGACACATGATATCGGGCGAGGGCCCTACACGAGATACAAAGTGGAAGTGATAAGCAAAGGAAACATCAATGAATAACGAAGATAGAGAGACAGCATACTTGCACCAGGTCAGTGATATCCTGAATGAACTCCGAGATGTGCTAGCAGTAACACATGAGTATCACGGAGATCTGAGGTCCTTGCGCAAGCTGATGAATGAGTTTGATGATTGTAACTATGGTTCAAACCTTAGCTAGCTGGTACGTGTATCTGGTGAAATGTGGCGATGGTTCTCTTTACTGCGGTATCACGACAAACATTGAGCGACGATTAAAGGAACACAACTCCGGCTCAAAGGGTGCCAAATATACACGATCTCGCCGCCCAGTCAGCTTAGTTCACGTCGAGCCATCAGAAAACCGATCGACTGCATCACGCCGGGAGGCACAAATCAAAAAGTTGACACGCAAGCAGAAAGAAGAGCTGATTAAATGACACGCAAATATAAGACTGAGCAGGTTTATTACAGTGATTGGAATGATAAACTCGCGCCAGGGCATGAAGATTACTGGAACAAGATTAGCATCATCGCTGAGTGGATCGGATATGCGCTGGAAGCATCAATCTCAGGCTATAGTCCGATGTGGAATCATCTTGCAACCATCACAGTTCAGCAGACCAAAGAAAAGTTCGGCCAGGCAAGAGTACACACTAACCTTGCTACCCACGAACATGTTGAGCAGCAGTGGAAAGAAGACCTCACCGATGCCAAGGAAAAGAACAATAGATATCATCGATGGGTGTCCGGCGATCTTGATGAGGAGAACCACAAGGAAATCACGCCGCACATTCTCAGCTCATTTAAATACAATACCTACCCACTCGATGAACCTACACTTGAAGAGCATGAACAACAATGTCGTGAATATGATTCTGCGCATTATCGACACGTATATCAGCAGGCATTTACACTCTGGCCTGAATATGAATACGCAATCTGGTCCGGCGCTGATCACCCCAACTACTTGTTCAATGATATCGAGGAGCTCGAAGAATACTATGCTAAGCAAGTCGATGATATAAATGAAAGTAGCTACCTAACTGACGATGACAAAGTTGTAGCAACTACCCGATACGAAGAAGAAAAGGCATATGCAATGACTGTCTGCAGGTTCGGAGATCAAAAGGATGTTTAAAGTCGGCGCCAAAGTTCACCACAAGTCAGCAACGCATCGAATCGGCAAAGTTATTCAGTCATGCGACTCGGGGCCCTGCAAAATTCTGTGGGAAGGAAATACAAAAGCAGTATGGATTCATGAGCATGCACTGATTCTTTGTGAGACCAAATGAGCATAGGCAAGACAGTTAATGATCTGTATCAGCTCCTCGGGCTTGAGCATCCACGCATCTGGACCAAGTCAAAGATCAAGCACAATAAAATGGGAGGATATTCTGAGTGCAACTATATGCGACAAACCGGTCGATCTACGCTTAATTGTTTGACTGCGATTGCCCACTTGATGACGGGTGACGATGTCTTGATCCCTGTCCCAATCGCTCATAGTAAGCGAGTTCAATCCACATTTATTGAAAACATCCTGGCAAAGCTGTCAATCCCAGTCAAAAAATCAAAACGATCGTCAGGCTATCTACAAATTGCGGATGGTGCACAAGTTCATTTTGCCTCAATGTCAAGATTGCGCAGATCAGGGGTCACTCATCAGACAGGCCTAGGCGAAGAGCTGAGAGGAAGAACTGTCGATGTAATCCTTCCAGACAATGCTCTCTTCGATATAATTAATACGACACCGGTGATTGAAGAACGACCCGACGAATTAGTGTTTCTTGACGAGTGTGAACGTGTATTAGATTACGAGAAAAGAACGATGATAGATACAAAAACATTCACAACAAATTATGGCGAGGTGTTCAGAAACGGTGACCTGATAGAACACGGCGATTCAGCAGCAATGATCATAAATCTGTATGAAGGTCGATACAATATGACTGTCCTTATCGACGGCCAAAAGAGATCATGGGTTCGCCAAGATTTAAATTTGATGCTTAAATGCACTGACGAGGATTGAACACCGACCACCCGTAGGTTATAATAATACATAATGGAGGTGTCTATGGCTAACCTGAAGTGTAGCATTCTAACATCTGATCGTAAAGAGGAGTTCAAGGATGCATTCAAGCATGCTCGATCATTCTCAGACTACGACCTGACCCAGCATTCAGAGTCAGTATACTTTGCAAACACCAAATCACCTTACCTTTTTTGGTCTCATGCCGACTACCCGCTGGTCCTAGCGGGCGATGGGCGCAAGACAAACTTAAGCAAGATCGGCAAGTTCACCGGCGGCATGGACGAGGTGATTGAAGCACTCGACGTCATGACCTTCTTGCTTACACGCGAGAACGCATACATTCTGCACCTCGACCCGCATACCAAAGATCTCTATCGGACAATGGTGCCCAAGATCCGCAAGGTCCAGGTCACCAAAGAGCTCAAGGGCCTCAAGACGATGTCTGAACTCGAAGATCTGCGAGAGGTCAAACGAAAAGAATACGAGGCCAAGAAAGCTGACGCAGAGGCAGAAGTAGAGGCATGACCCCGCAAGAACTAGTTGGTATCATTACACTAACAATCATCGCCGGCATTGCATTGCAGATTCACATACTCAGAATGCTGTCTCGCAAGAACAAAGACGACGATGAATCTAAATAAGAAGCAGCAGATTCTACTCGACAACACGTTTGCAGATGCAAAAGAGTTCTTAGCAAATCGTGCCCCTCATCTGACAAAAGAGGATATCTCAAACGAGCTTAGGTGGTTCGGGCAATATGATATAATTGAAAAGAAAGCCGGATACCCTGAGTCACTCAAGCTTATGTGGTATTGGCGCGAGATGGCAGATGAATTGCTAGAAGGAATAGAAGAAGATGAACAAAACCAATAAGCAAAAGTTTAAAGACCTAGCTGATCTCGCTATAGAGATAGCAAAAGAAAACACTGTCCCATGGTTGAAGAGCCGAGTCACTGAACTTGAAGATGAGCTTTTGTGCATAGAGGGTAGTTTAATTGCTGAAGAGGGTGAAACGAGAGCTTTAAAAGGCGAGCTTGAGGAAGTTAATCATCTTTGGGCGATCTGCAGTGACCGCCTCGACTGGCTCGAAGAAAAGATGGAAGTATATGAAAAGCATTCCGGCACCGTGCTAAGGATGCACTCAGATTACTACCGCGAGTTCTTTGACATCAAAGAAGATTATGCTTATAAAAGTTCAGGCAAATCCAGGCCAGCAAATACGGCAAGGGTAACGAAAGAATTCCAAATGATCCTGGACGACGGAATGGTTCGTGCAGCCAAAAAATGGGCAGGCAAAGATAGGGAAGGGGGTGATGAAGATGAGTGAGATTCAAAAAGGAGATCTGGTGAGATTAACACCCATTAATAATAACGATGTTCTATCCGTATTCACCGTGAACAGCTCTCCTATGATCGGAACTGTGATAGAACTTAACACAGAAACGGATGGAGGATTCTCGCTATCTGGACATGGGCACGCAACATATCTGGCTGGTGGCGAGTTGAAAATCCTAGATAAGGGAATGTGGCGCGCGAAGAAAATAAAAGAATGAGCGAGAGTAAAGAGATCAGCGATGTGCGATGGTTAGAACACGGCAAAGAAGGGTATCTGATGCAATTCTGCACAATAGATGATAAGGTACACCAGCGAGATCCTACAGAATATTCAGTAATGATTATGAACGCAATGAGTACCCCCATGGATCTAGCGGTATTAAAAGAGGGAGGTGAGAATGGAGAACCACCCAGATTACCATCCCTAAATGATATCCCTTGGAGTGAACTTCACGATGGGTTCAAGGAGGCACTTCGTGAGTATAGGGTGTTCGGAGATGATACAAGGGTGATTCGTAGAATGTGGTTTCGTGAAGATAATGGTGATATAGTTCCAGTTATCGTTAAGAGTGAGAATAGTGTGGAAGTTGGTTTATTCGCCGAGGGCGTTGAGAAATGAGTGCCTCTGACGAAATCCTACACAATTACACCCTAAACATGGCCAAAGATCACGGCCCGTCATCATACAAAGATGACAAAATGCCCGGAACATATATGGCCGAAACCGACGAAGATCAGATCGTGGAAGATATGCTCAACGCTGTCGTTAAGAAGGTTCGTAATCAGACACTAGAAGACCACAAAGAGTTCGGAGACATGTGGAACAATCCAGTTAAAAATACTGACCCCAAAGAGATCTTCACCCCAAAGTTCGTCTCAATCCATAATGAAGATGCTAAGTTCTATCCCGTCAGCAAAGGTGACCTAGTTGAGATCCCGAATCCCGAAGATCCAAATGAAAGCTACAAAGGTGTTCTAATCGATATCTTGAAGCCAAATCCTGCCTGGATCCTCGATCAAAACGATCAAATGTCAGCGCCCTCAAGCTTGCCAGAAGATATTAAAAAAGCTATGAACGAATCATCTGGGCGTAGCGATAAACACGATATCTACTGGGAATTAAACGACGATCAACGAACTGATAAGATGACTCACGAATCTTTGTATGAAGTTCTGGCAAACTCAAAAGTATATAGATTCAGATCAAACAAGATCCGAAAGGTTGGTGCAACTAAGCTTGTTAACGAAGAAGCCAAGATTGAACAACCCTCAGAGATGAGCTTTCACGGGATGATGGACGCAATGGGAATTACAGGATGATCAACTACAGCTTCAAACCGGGTGATCTCGTATTCTATTATGCTGTAGCAACTCTCGACCCGAGAAATAACAAGCCAACATTCCTAATAAGCGAATGGGAAAACGGGTTCGTTGGCTTGATCGACGGGAAGAGGCACTACATAAATAAAAATTGCCTATGGCGAAGTCAATACATCAATAACAAGATTGTGTATAATTGAAACTGTGATATATAATATCTACAGAGGATACAGATGAAGCAAACATTCTTTTTAGACGTTCGAACCCAAGAAGAACATGCCCGAAGCAATATTCCGGGAGACCTCAACATCAGTTCAATCGAAATCCAGAACCACCTGACTGACCTACCGATGGACAAGACAATCTTGATCTACTGCCGATCCGGAAAACGTGCTGAATATACAAAGCATATTTTGTTAGCAAAGGGGTTTCAAGCTGAGAACGTTGGAACTGTAGAGGCTGCAAGGAAGTTGCATGACTAAGCTCCTCCTCTTGTCTGATCTTCACTTCGAATTCCACCGTGACATGCCAGAGTTTGTCGAAGGCCTCGATAACGATGTGGATGTGCTGGTGTTGGCAGGTGATATCACTGTGAATGACCAGATCGAGGACACTCTGGGCTTGTTCTGTGGCCGGTTCGAAAACGTGGTATTTGTACCAGGCAACCACGAATATTATCACTCAAGCCCACAAGCAATCAGTGATATCAGAGATCGATGCCTCAAACGCCATGCCAATCTTGACTGGCTCAATAATAACGTTGCAGTAATCAATGGACAGCGTTTCCTCGGGAGCACAGGTTGGTTCCGTGATCATCCGACAAACTTCCCTTACGAGCGCAACATGTCAGATTTTAACGTGATCAATGACTTCAAACCGTGGGTATACGAAGAGCAAGCAAGGTTTGAGCAGTTCCTCGAGGCAAACCTACAAGTTGATGATATCGTTGTGACCCACCACCTGCCGAGTGAGGTATGCATCGATGATTTTTTTAAAGGTTCGTTTTTGAACCGATTCTTCGCCTGTGACTATTCGAACTTGATTTATAGTCGAGGGCCAAAGCTCTGGATGTATGGTCACACCCATTTCGAACAAGATCAAACGATTAGTAACACAAGGCTGGTCTGCAATCCTCGGGGATATCCGCACGAAAGAAACGCATTTGATCCCAGCGATAACGGAAAACAAAGCACTTACACAGGTAAGCTAATTACTGTATAATATTACTGCAGCAACCATATATTTATTTGTAGACACACCCGGGAGGGGTAATAATGGAAATCAAAGCAAACACACTTCGTCAGATCATTCGTGAAGAGCTATCAAAGCTAAATGAGCAACCAGCAGACGGAGCCAATGAGTTCTATTCTGCCAAGGTAGGATTGCTCACCCAACTTATGGACAATCTAGACGAAGCACATAGCGCACTTGATGCAGTTGCTGAGTTAGCACAGAGCCTCGCAGCACACGAGCAATCAGCCGCTGCAGAAGACGCTGAGTTTATGGAGCAAATGCTCAAGCTAGAAGATGACTCTGTAAATCATCGTGACAATTCACTTGACCCTGACCTAAGATATGTCAAGGGCGAGCTTGATGCAGTTCAGGCAATGTTTCACGGGGAATAAGAGAAAGTGAAAACAACACTCAGCAACCTTAGGCAGATCATTCGCGAGGAGCTCACACGAGTTCTGGCTGAAGCTGATAGTGACGGTGACGGTGAACTTAGCCCTGATGAACTCAGGGACTTGGCAGACAAGCTCGACAACGACACGGTTGATATCGTTGATGTAGAAACCGGCGAGGTGCTTTACATCGGCGCCGGCACTCAAAGAGGTATACCTGCTGCCAAAGCCGATGAGTTTATCGAAAAGCTTAGGCTGTCCGTCATCGTCGACGACAAAGACGGAACTGAACGAAGCATCGAGCTGAGCAAGGCCGATTTTGAAAAGCTTGAGGCGCACATCGATGATGTCTATGACAGACCCGAAAGAGAAAAGGCCGCTGCTGCCCGCAAAGCAGAGGAAGAACGGCTGGATCCCAGAAGGCTCAAAGACGAACTCAGTCGAAGAGCAAAGATCGCCGGCGAAGAATACATGGCGGACAATCCAGATGCAAGCCTTGAGGATGTAGCTTTAGATCTGGCTGCCTCGGTTCTATACTCATTTGAACAGGATGAGCAAGAAGAGCTTCGATACGCCTTTGACGACGACGAATATCAGCTTAACTTGTACGCAGCAGAAAGCATGTAGAAAATAACATGAAGATCACAAAAAGCAGACTACAACAGATCATTCAGGAAGAGCTCAAGAGAGTTTTGACTGAGAGCAGCGACTGGCACGATGATGAGCATGAAACACTTGCCGATCGTAAATACGCAGATAGGGCTGCACCCGAGGCTGATCTACCCGAAGATATCAAAGATGCCATAAGAAATTCAGCGGCAAATCTTATTCATGATCCTATTCATTCCAGATCAACGCCGGCTGACATAGCTGTCCAAGCCCTGCTCCATGTCAGGATCCCGCCTGATATGGGTGAGGAAGCCCTAGCTTTCGCTAATGATTTCATTCAAGATAGCTTCGAAGATGAGCCCGAAGAAGAGATGCACCCAGACGAGATTGCTGCACAAGAATTCGACCGCAAGGCATTCGGCAAGAATTCAGGTAGTGATAAGAAAATTCGATTCACAGCAAAAGACGTATTCCTCGACAAATAATCAGGTGTAAACCCCTCGAACCCGCAGTATAATATTTAAGATACAAAGCTAGGGGATCATCGATGTCTGATAAATATGAGTTTGAATACACCGAAGATGGTGATACAGTAATCAGATCTGAAGAAGATCTGGACGAGCTCTTTAGGCAAATGCGTGATCAGCCGTGGTATGTGCATCTGTGGTCGGCGATCCTTCGCAATGCAGACGAATATCTTTCTCCCGAAATGATCTACAAGCGATTTGTTAAATGGCCATACCAGCGCCTGACACGCGGCTTCGATGACCGCGAACTATGGAGTTTGTACAATACTATATCTGAGTTTGTTCTCCCGAGGCTCAAGGCGTATAAGAAGACTACACACTTCTATGGATATCCGGCCGAACTCGAAGATGGTAATACAAAAAACCCAGACGAAGTGTGGGACAACATGCTGGATGAAATGATCTGGGCTCATGAGTTCGTCGCAGCTAACAACGGAATGGATATGCCTGATTACCCGTGGGACGATAAAGAACGCCGCGATTCATGGGAAAATCGATACGAGGCAGGCATGGCGCTATACACGAAATATTACAGAGGGATCTGGCAATAGCATGTTCGAACTGGGAGAGCTTGTAAGGGTAAAAGCAGATCCCTTGGGCATGCTTATGAACAGCAAGCTTATCGGCAAGACAGGATTGATTGTCAAAAATCAATTTAGTATCTATACGATCCTGATTGACGGAAAGAAGATTGATATGCTAGATATCATGATCGAAAGCATGGTCAAAGAATCATGAAAGAAATCCTCATCGCCGGCGACATGGTGTCAGTCTATGACGGCAGAAAGAACCCTGTATGGATTGATAACGGCGTCTGGCTTGGAATGACAAAGAAGAATGTTCCGAGAGTTATGGGCACGTTCAACAATCAAAGTGATCATCAGACTGAAAAAGTAGATGCACATGATGTACTTGTCAAAGGGAAAAGGGTATTATATGAAGCCAGACGTTGGTACATAAAGAAAGGATGGCCCACACATGACAAAGAAGAGAGACAATGAAATCAGAGCATACTTGAATATACTTGAAGCAGCATGGAGAATCCATCCAGAGCTTCGATTGGGACAACTAATTACCAGCGCATCAGGAGAAATTGATTCATTCTATATTGAAGATGATGTTTTGATGCAAGGACTAGAAGAATTGTAAACGATACTGCTGTGTGATAGAATATTATATGGAGGTTTAATGACCAAGATTCTGACAAAAGATATGCAATGGCTATATGATCAGGTGCCCGACGCCGAGGGTGTTCTTGCTCAATTCCAGCCATTTTTTGACCACGGCGCATTTTTAGCAGGAGGCTTTCTTCGTACTGCAATTACAGAGGGGTCTGCAGTCAAGGCGTTCGATCGGACCCACAGGCCAGGTGACATGGACTTCTTCTTCAGATCACCAGAGCACGCTGAACGCTTTACAAAGAAAATCCGGGATGATCGTGTCAATCTTGGGCGAGTTTCACTTCATCCCTATCATACAAAGCAATGGGCTTCCGGGCCGAACTCAATGATGAAGTATGCTTACGATGCTTCATTTACCCTTGCCGATCACTCCGGGATGATGCAATTGATCCACAAGTTCGGCGGAACCCCAAGCCAAATCCTCCAGAGCTTTGATATCGCCAACTGCAAGATCGCCACTGACGGCAAACAGATCTATATCCGCGAAGGCTGGGAGAAGCTAGAAGAAGATAAGCTGATCCACATCGACGACTACCAGGATCTTGTTCCGTGGCGAGTTATCAAGTACATAAACAAAGGTGCAACGAAAGACAAGCCTTCACCCTACAGTCTCTCAGACGACTCAAAGGTTGGGATCCTCGAGCACGTCATGTCTAAGATGTCATCAGGTCAGTGGGGCAAGCTAATCAATCCTTTGCAAAGGGTCAAGGCACTCCTTACACACTCAAAGCAGTTAATCAAGACCGAGGACGTCCTGTTCTTCATGAACAAGCTGGGAACCGTCATGATAAGCGAGGCAGGTCCCGGATCTGACCCGTATGACGTGATTGAGAGAAGGATGAAGACAAAGGACTTTGCTATTCACACTTATGAGCAACGAAAGAAGAAAGAGAAATGAAGCTGTTCAGCGCTGGAACATTGGTCTGGTATTCATCTCTATTCTGGCTCGGCGATGAGTTGCCTCAAAAAGCCGTGATAACTAAATCCGAGTCAGCCGATCACATAGAGATTCTTGTAAATGAAAAGATTGTCGTATGCATTCAAGACGAGCTAGCACCCGTCAATGACAAGAACATAGATGATCACAACTGGATTCATGAGTGGGGCCAACCTGAAGCATGAAGAAGGTGTATGTAAAAGATCTGTCAAGAGGTGAGTGCTATAAATATGTTCCGTATAGCTGGCCCAACAGTCTAGCCAATCTGGTCGAACCGGGCGTTGTCCAGTACGTTGGATCGTATAAGCACGCATACAAAGACGGAAGCAAGTGGAAGAAGCATAGATTTTTATGGATAAAAAAGCCTGAAAAGTTGCAGCATGGTTACAGCTACGAAGGAAAAGCAACCATCGAACTTTACGGTGACAATATTCGCGGATGTCTGAGATTCATGTGATCAAAAAGGGTGACCTAATCAGAGTCCGCACAGAAATCAGTTCATTCCCTGACGACAAAGGTATCGTCCTCGCAGTAGACGAAGATGATGCCGGGACACTGCGATACAAAGTTCTTCTTAAGAATGAAATGTGGTGGGTGCATCAAGATGAAATAGAAGCTATAGCCTAATGATTGCTGTGAATCCAAAAGTAGCTTTTAAAGAAGGTATGATGATCAAGATCGTCGGAAGCATATTCAAAAACTCTGTAGGCCTTGTTCTCGAAACACCAAAGTCATTTGATACATTTCTCTGGGTATTCGTTGACAATGAGCCTCAATGGATTCATATTAATGATTGCGAAGCAGCCGAGGAAGACAATGGTAAAGCCTACATATGATCATCACTCGTGGATAAAAGAAGCTATGCCCGAGTATGATCCTGACAGAGAGTTGAACTTGAAGCCCGGAGATCTGGTGATAGGAACTGGAACGTCATACCGTATGACAAAAAACCTCAAGGGGTTCATAATTAGAAAGACGCAAGCAAGACGTCCGCACAGAACTGATGTATATCTCGTCAGGTTCCAGAACGAAGAACCGAAAGAAGTAGATGAGCGATGGCTTCAAAGGATAGAAAATGAAGAAGGGTGACATGGTCCGGTTCCGAACTGTAATCAATCACCGCGCTGAGGAGCTGTCTGAGTGGAAATACGGTGTTGTCGTCAAGGAGTATGAATCCTGGGAGAAGATCGTTTCTATTCTCCACGCCGGCACAGTCGTAAGAATCAAGGCAGCTCATGTTCAAATCCACCAGCGTGGCCCGGAAAAAAGGTAGCTCTGTCTAATATATATTATTATTAGGGGCAGATCATGATTAAAATAACTGCAAAACAACTCCGCGAGCTAATAAGAGAAGTTGCTAAACGTCGACCCGATGGTTGGTTGCCTTCAACTGCTAAGAACCTTCACTTAGACAAGAAGTTTAAGTCCGCCGGCGGATGGCCTGAAGGTGAGTATGACCCGCCTGTCAATGTCAGAATCAGCAACTATCTCAAGTCCCTCGGCCTTTTAGACGAAGATTAAAAATATAGAGCTCTGCATAGTTATACTATACACGGAGGTAATATATGAAGAGTGATGATGTCACAAAGATACAAGAAGTACATGATAAAAGATTAAGTAGATTTGCAAAGATCAAAGGGGAGCTTACGCTGCTTATGATCTTGTGTCGCAAGTTAATCACATTTAAAATGCCGTGGCAATACTATTTTCTCGGTGCAATGCTATGGGCTGACGGAATGTTGGCAGGCTGGTTATGCTCAAACCCTTTTTAATAACGGGGGTAGGTATTCTACTGGCTGCTTGTATTTTTGCAGCGTCTAGACAACAAACACACCAGTTCAAGGCTGTAATTACCGGACATGATAATACATGGGTCAATAATTACGCACATGCTAGAATCTCTATGATCCCGGAAAAGGGTTGGTTCATTAAGCCCGAAGCACCAGTAAAGATATCCATCAAACACACTCAGAATATTGAGCTTAGCCAGACAGAACTTACGATCAAAGACGTGCGCTGGGGTAAAAAAGTAAAGTCAGCAAACTTTGACATACTAATCAAAGGTAAGAAGGTTGGCATAGCAGAGATTGATGCTGATCTCGTATTCTCTACATGCAATAAAAGTGTCTGTATAGAAAATACCGGGCGCCTAACGAAGACCATAATAGTAAAGCCATGAAATACAATCCCGGCGACATGGTTATAATAAAAGAATGTTCAGACTATACAGCAAGTTCAAAAAGCTGGACGTGGAAAGATAAGTCTGGAATTGTTATTAACTGCTTAGATCCACTTGTAATGGCAATTGCTGATGCAGGAACTGGCGGATACGACTACCAGATCTTCCTCGCCGGAGAACTTGTTTATTTCCACGAGGATGAATTAATCAGGGTAGGATAGTATTACGTGAAGAACTATTACGATATCTTGGGTGTAAAGAAAGATGCTACTCAAGCACAAATCAAAAAGTCATATAGAAACCTGGCTAAGAGATATCACCCAGACACTTCAAAAGAGACAAACGCAGAAGAGCTGTTCAAAGAAGTCGCTGAAGCATACACAGTCTTAGGCGATAAGGACAAAAGAAAATCATACGATAATCCTGCACCAAAAGGGTTCCCGCCTCCAGGTCCAGGCTTCGGTGATTTCTTTAGCCAGTTTACGGGCGGGTTTGAAGATTTATTCACAAGTCGCCGAGGCTACAAGCAGAACCCAAAGCCTACAAATCTTCGCTATCGACTTAATATCGATTTCTTCGCAGCAGCGATAGGAAAAGTAATCGATCTAAAGGTTGAGCGTATGGTGCCATGCAAGACATGCGATGGGTCAGGAAGCACAGACAAGACTGTCAAGGCTGTATGCAAGAAGTGTCACGGGCAAGGTAACACTACTTTTTTGCAAGGCTTCTTCCAGATGACACGAACATGTGAGGAATGCAATGGTAAAGGCACAAATATAACGAATCCATGCAATTCATGTCTGGGCAAGGGCTTGAAAAACACACACGAGTCTATCAAGGTCAACATCCCAGCAGGAGTCGAAAATAACAACGTAATCAAAGTCAAGGGATACGGACATCAAAATGTAAAAGGCTCACCTCCTGGCGATCTTTTTCTAGAAGTAAGAGTAGGTGAGCATGGTAACTTCAAGCGGGTGGGAAACGATATTCATACCAGCGTTGTTATTTCTATACCTGAATCAATATTGGGTTGCCGAAGAGAGATTGAAACGGTCGCCGGCCCGGCCAAGCGATTAGTAATTCCTGACTGCACCAAGCCCGGAGACACGATTCGTCTCAAAGGTGAAGGTGTCAACGGCGGCGATCACGTTGTCACAATAAGGGTAACATTTCCCAGAACCCTTAGCAAAGAATTAGAAGACGCTTACGAGCAAGTTTATGAAGTTACTCACCCGAAAGGATAATTATTAATATGTTAACATTCGTCGGTATTATTACATTCGTCGTATTTGTTCATGAATTTGGACATTACCTTGCTGCAAAGTCAGTAGGGATCCCAGTCAAGACATTCTCCCTCGGCTTCGGCCCCAAACTCCTCAGCTTCAATGCACGAGGAACTGAGTGGAGATTATCGCTTATACCTCTCGGCGGATACGTTCGCCTGGAAGGTGACGATGATTATGAGAACCTTGCAGAGGATCCTAATTCATTCTGGGGATGTAAACCTTGGAAGCGGATTCTAATTGCAGTGGCGGGTCCCGTGGTAAACCTAGCACTACCTCTGGCACTATTCTTTGGCTATTACTATGGTCAAAAGGTTGAAGTTGAGCATCAAACCCCGGCCGGAGTCATGGTAAAAGTTCACGAGGTAGATGCAAAGGTTGCAGCTCAAGCGTCCTATAGGATGACGAAAGACATGTATGCATCAATCGGTCGCGCAGTTAGTCACCTCAAGCAAAGCGGGGTCAAGAAAGAAGATCTCGGCGGGCCAGTAGCAATATATAATGAGACGCAAAGAGCTGTAAGGAAATCTGAGGAGACTAAAGACTGGGGATTCCTAATTCAGTGGATCGCTTTCTTCTCAATCAATCTGGGCGCCATGAATCTACTACCTATACCACTATTGGACGGCGGGCATATTATGCTGTCTACCTATGAATGGATCACTCGCAAGCGCATATCAATGTCAGTCCGAGGCAAGCTTCATTTCGTAGGATTGTTATTTGTCTGTGCACTAATGGGCTTGGCAATCTATACCGATGTAGCTAGACTAATTGGCTAACCACCGGTGCAGATATTGAGGAAGATCCTGCGCAAGGATTCAAATACCTCATTGGTTGTAGGATGATCACCAAGCGGGTGGAAGTTGTCTCGAACCCTAAAGATATCATCAAAGCTATCATAGAATCCATTGTCTGAATATACGTGCACGATGAATGGTGAGTTTGCCACAATGGCTCCTACTTCTGCTTCTCTGTGTTGAGGGATTGCTAGATCATGTGTCTGGCCTTCTTCATCTGTCATGAGAATGATAACCTTGTTTGACCCAGGCCGAAATGATAATCTAAAGGTGTTCTCAACGACATAGCGAATAGCATCCCACGATGGCTCATCACCGCCTCCACGACTTCTTGCCATCTCTAGCGCAGTCTCAAGATGTTGCAAGAACTCATCTCGTGGCACAAAGTCTGTAATCAATCTCATCTTGCCATCGAGGTAGTTGGCACCCGGAATAGAATGAGAGCCAATCACAACGAGACTGAACTTAAAGTTGCGTGTAAGATCGTCTTCGAGCAGAGGAGCAATACCGTAAATGGTTCGTTCAATCTCATCGTCAAAGGATCCGGACACATCAATGATAAACGTAAGGTCAACACTGCCCGTGTCAAAGCCTTCGTCAATCTCACCATCACAATCATTGTCTTTGCCATCGCAAAGTTCCGGGGAAGGCAAAACCATGCCAACGCAATCAGACTCCATTGATCCGTCAACACAATATCTAATACCCGGCTTGCATTCACCTACAAGAATCGTCTCCTGCGGACCGTCATAGCAGACTTCCATCGTAGTGTTGGGAAGCTGATCATCAACTACACCGTTACAATCATTGTCAATGCTGTCGCAAACCTCAGGGCTCGGACCAGCATGACCATCGCACCTCAGGTATCCGTCATAGCACATCCAGACACCGGGACTGCATATGCCCACACCGTATTCGATATCATCTTGCATACCGCAAAGCTGTGCTTGCTCTGGATAGTCTTCGTCAATTGCGCCATCACAATCATTGTCAAGGCCGTCACAAACTTCTGCTGTCGGGTCGGTGACACCTTCACATTCTGACCACCCAGCGTATGAGCATGTCTGCTTGCCCCACGAGCATATTCCGGTTCTGACTTTTTTATCTTCCCACGTCCGGCCAGCACCGTCACAATATAGAATACTGCCAGGTGTGCAGTCAAGCGCGATAAGCTTATCATCTTCACATGCCCCTGCAAGAAGCAATGCCACTGAGATGGAAACGACCGCAGCCCATTTCATTTTAGCTCCTCCATGCCTTTAATACATGATTCCCGGGAGCTATAAAAAGGAATTGTAAGGACTGAGCTCTTAAGCCATCTAAACCTAATGCTTTTGATCGGGGTGTCTTTGCCCCCTAGATTACCCATCATAACAACTGGCAAAGCTTTTTGCTGGGAAGTTAAATTATATGAGAGGACTGCAATGTCACCGTGAACCTCAAGCACGCCAACAATAGATCCTCGAACCTCAGCTTTGGGTATGCCGATGAAGACACGTGAGAAGCTACCGCGTTCCCGAGTAACATCGTTCTCAATGTACCCAACCCAGTCACAAAGACCGTTCTTACCCGGGATGTAGTATGTGGTCTCAGCGGCAAAGATGATCTCAGGCTTTTGGTCAGCTGAGATGATGTAAGTGAATCCGGCTATTATTAATAGACCGAGTAGAATTGAAAGTCTTGAAAACTTTTCCCGTATCATTCACCCTCGCTTGACTGACGCTCCACTGTAATAAAAGGCATCTTTATCAATTGTGCTTTGACTTCTGTGTTAGATGCATTGAAACCTGCAGCAGTAAAAAAGACTTGGTGCTTCATCTTTGGCTTCTGATTTGCTACTGCCCACTCACCTTTAACTACATGCCACATCTGTGGAATCTTAGTAATTTTTGGCTGGGTATCAATATCATTTGCCATTGCCGAGAGGCTGGTAGAAAGAACAACTGACCCCATCAAAAGGACTCTTGTTAAATTCGCAAACATGTTTTGTGCTCCTGTTGCTTCATACGCGCCATTTATAAATATGGACTTATAAGCTAAATTCGTCTATATTTATACTTGATGGATATAAAAAACCTTAAAAAGTATATAATTTTATGCATAATCATGATTGTGACTTCTTCATGTGCGTCATCTTATTGCGCTGTTAAAGATCTTTCAAGGACCGTAGAAGAAAAACTACCCAGACAATCTTTTGCATTGATACAAAATTCTTTAGACCTCAAGGCATGCAAATCAATCGGAACTAATCTTCTCTCTGCATGTCAAACTGCAACGCTCGGATCCGCGTCCTCGGGTATGTTCGTAGGCAGAAGCAAGATCGACAGCACAGTAGGCTACGTTTTGACTGCAGGTCATAGCTGTGATGCGCAAGGCTTCAAGAAAAGATATGATAAGCCAGACGTCATCATCACAGTCGAGGCGCAAAGAATGAATATTGTTACGTATCATGGGCAATCATACCCGGCAACAATCGTCAAGATGAATCATCAATATGATATGTGCTTGCTACAGGTTCACGGCATCGGAGATCATCCAGCTCCAGTTCGCGTATCAGAGACCCCCCCGGTCCGCACACAAAAATCATACAACATCGCCGCTCCGCTCGGAATATTTAATACGAAGATGGTGTTCATGTTCAAGGGCTTGTTCTCAGGATACAACAAGCAAGGTTACGCACTATATACACTGCCTACAAAGCCTGGATCAAGCGGATCATCAATCTTAAATGCTGATGGTGAGATTATAGGCATGATCTTTGCAGGCTACCGCGGAATTGAAAGCATTGCTATCTCCTCACCGCATCATGCGCTTAAGGCGTTTATTGAGGATAATATAAAAATGGGTGAGCTAGCATTGCACACCCGCCAAAAAATGCTTGAAGCAAGAATCCTTGATCTTATAAGATAAACATTCCCACAGCTCAAATTATAATCTATCATACTAACAGACGGGTTATATGAAATTCAATCTACAGACAAAGGCATCCGATTGAGATCACCAAAAGCTGGCGATCTAGTCGAGGTTCTTGTATACGAGCTTGATATCTCCGGAGCCAAAGAACCTGTATGGAAGAACGGCGTCTTGCTCAATCTTCCTGCATCCGTTCCGTTCGATGAATTGCTGTGGGTAGAAGTATTAATTAGCGGACAGAAGATAATGACAACGCCTGACAAGGTAGAAATAATGAAAAGGAGCTAACATGTCAGAGGCACTGAAAAGTGAGATCAATGAGTTCATGAGTCGGCTTATGAACATCGAGGGAGAGATAGAGACGCTCAAGGAGGATCGAAAGATTCTGTTCAATGAGTTCAAGGACAAGCTCGACACCAAGGCACTCAAAGCAGCACTCAGTATCTATAAGATTCGATTGAAAAACATTGACTCTTCAAGCACAATCGAGACAATGATTGATATCCTCGAGGCATAAATGAAGAAATATGACAAGCTTGTCCGCGATAACATCCCGAAGATCATTCGAAGGTCAGGACAAAAGTGCAAGACCCGGAAGGTCAAAGACAAAGAGCTAACGTCATACCTCAGGAAGAAAGTGCTTGAGGAAGTGAATGAGCTCTTCGAGGATCCGTGTGCAGAGGAATTTGCCGACGTTATTGAGATCCTCGAAGAGTTCCGCCGACACATGGGGATCACAATCGAAGATGTTCTCGAGGAGAAGTCCACCAAACATGATAGTCGAGGCGGCTTTAAAAAAGGCATAGTATTGCTCGAGATTAGTGATTAAATCCCTGTATACGAATATTTATCTTAGCAAGGATTGTCATACATGAAAATCAAAATAAATAATGAGCTCGAGCATATTACAGATCGGACTGGTCTTCTCCAAGACTTCATTGTCTTCACGTGCAAAGATTTGCAATGCATGCCCTGTGACGTTGATATTGTTAATGGGCGAGATGAAGCTGGTTTAAAGACAACTGCACAATACGATCCGAACAGTCAGTATATCACAGTGAATGGCAAGAATCGTCACTTCGGTGATGTGCTTAGATCAATTGCACACGAGCTGGTTCATCATAAGCAAAATGTAAACGGCGAACTTGAAGCAGTTGTCCAAGATGTTGGCGGTGATATCGAGGATGAGGCAAATGCAAGAGCAGGTGCAATGCTTAAATCCTTTGCATACAATGTGGGCCCTGAGCGGATTTATGAGGGACGTTCACTTATAAGCGAAAAAGAAGAGTCTGCAAGCAAAAAGCTAGAATCTCAATTAAGCACCTTCCTTAAAAATATCAAAGCAGATGTTTCATCTAGCGAAGACGAAGATGAGGAAGAAGAATCTGACTCATTGAGCGTGAAAAAATTTTCTAATAATAGGCTACCTCACGCAGCTGAAAAACAAAAATCGCTTGAAATTTTAGCAATGTCAAGGTATGAAAAGAAGCCATTCGAACCAATCTTAGGAATGCCTGCCCCAAGCCTGTCAGATGATACAAAAAAAATATATAAGATTGAAGGTCACGGAGTACCGGTACATGCAATCTTTTCTGGTTTTGTTCTTAAAATAGGAAATGAAAAAGAAAAAGGAAATTTCATAGAAATTCTTAGCAATGTTCAAAGCAAAGATAAAAAAACAATATCTCAATACATTACTGATTATATGCACTTAGGCGAAAAAACAAACAAAATCAAGCCGGGGGAGAATATAAGACAAGGAGAAATTATTGGATATACATCTCCCGATATAAAAGATGACAAAGATGATAATAATTTTTCAAATGATTATTTTGAAATAAGAATAGTACATATATCAAATATTGAAGTAAACGATCCAGAAGATCCAAATGATGATAAGCAAACACGCGCCAAAGATCAAATCAAAGATCTCGAGACATTTACAATTAATGAGGCAGCTAACAATCTTCTTTCTCTTAAAAATCAATTTATTAAAAAAGTTTTCAAAGTAGTTCCTCCTGCTAAAAAAATGGAGATAGCGTCACCGTACGGTTCAAGAATAACTACAATTGTTGGCGAAGACGGAAAGCCAAAAGAGATTAATAATACGCACCGAGGCATCGATATAAGAACAGATCCTCTAGGTGAATCTGGAAAAACGACAGTTTATTCTTCTGTATATGGAGTTGTTGCTGATATACGTGATGGTAAAAAATCTTATAATTTAAAAACAGATAAGTGCCCACCCGGCACTGCAGCCGGAAATTATATAAAAATCAAACCAATCTATTCGGTTGGAGATCAAAATTTAACACTATTTTTTGCACACCTTCATGAAGGTTCAATTTTTCCGGAAGTAGGTGACCTTGTTGAGCCCGGAAAAGCAATTGGTTTAATGGGTATGTCTGGTTGCACTACAGGTCCCCATCTTCACTTTGAAATAAGAAAAGGTGGAAAAAATTGGAATTTAGCACACAAACATAGTAATACTACAGGTCGCCTAAAATCATATGAAAGCTTAAAAGATGAAATTACTTCTGTTGCTGATAAATTTAAAAGTGTAATAAGCGATGATGAAAAGTTTTTAAAGCTTTTTGAAGCAACAATACCAGAACAATTTAGAAAACCCGAGAAAAGCATGTCAGAATCTAAAGTCCCAGGCACCAATATTATTAAGCAATATATTAATGAAGTTGTGTCAGCATATGGTGTAGGAAGAATTGATCCTACACAAGGTGGTGTGGGCCAAATGTTTAGGATGGGTGTTGATTATAAGAATGCAAGCACAAATATCCCACATGCTGCTGCGGGATATGTTGATCGAACTCGATCATTGCCATATGAAATTTCAATACGCTCTGATCGAGATGCAAAGAAGCTTTATGAAACATTTTTCAAAGGTGGGTTTGTTGATGATAAAATAGTGATCCAGCCTGATGATGTTCATTATACTACTGACGGCTTTAAAATGGATTGCCATGTATCAACCGGCTCAAATGCAGGAAATGATCGAGATGTTAACCTTATACAGCGACAACTCTATTCATCAATGCTAGGAATTCCGAGCATGCCCAAGAATGCTTCGATCATCATTGATGTTATTCCAAAAGAAACAAAGATAAAATAACAATTAAAGTATAAAGAAATATATAATATTGTCACAAGACAAAAGGAGTACAATCTTAAATGAGTAATAATAATGATAATCGCTGGCTAAAGATGGCAGGAGTTTTAAACGAAGCTAAAGATCCATCTGAAAACCAAGAGGTCAAAACAGTCTTAGCTGAGCAAAAAGTTCGACGAATCATAAGAACACAAATTAAAAAGATTCTTACTGAGGCACGCAATCCAACTCGCGAGGATGTTGTAACACTGCAAGCTACGCTAAATACATTAAAGCCAAACTCAGCTAAGCCTGACGGAATTTACGGCAAAGAGACTGCAAATGCTATTGCACAATTTCAAAAAGATGCTAATCTTACCGTTGATGGTGTTGCAGGTCCTGAAACTTACGCAGCACTTGCATCTGCACTTGAGGCTGAAGAGTGGCCGTCAGAAGATGTTATGGGCGCTCTATTGACAGATGGACCGATTATTGGGCGCAAAGGTGTAGCAGATTTATCTCCTGCAGAGGTCGAAATGCCCACAATTAACTTAGTTGCCGGCGATAAAGAAAGCGATGCTGCAGTAGCTGATGCTTTACGTATGATAATCGGAGATACCAAAGTTGATGTAGGTATCACAGAAGAAGATCGTTTGGCCGTCGCCCGCGCAATGGGTCAAGGTGATGATGCAGAAATAGTAAAATCCAGCCCCGAAGAAGTCGAAGTCAAAGTTGGCGGTAAGCAAGGTCTCGAACCAGTGATAATTAAAATTCATGACAGATCTGGCGCTAGCCTTGATATTGAAGAGCCAACACAATTGTCAGACAAGTTTATGTCTGGTGATCTTATGATCAAAATGCCGTAATCAATATTATGAAAAACACTATTAGGAAAAATTCATTCATATACTTGATTGCAGCTTTGCTAACTATCTTATTTTTTAGCACGATCTCTGATGCAAAAGCCTCCGATGTCAAAAGAGAAGAAGATAAAATTTCATATCGAAAGAAAACATCAATCGATTTTTCAGATATCAACATCACCGGTGAGTTAGTTAAACCCGAAGGTGCATATGTGGGAGTTAGAAAGAACATAAGGTTTAAGAACTTTATTAAAGTAAGATCAAATTTTAGGCACGAACTATTTGATTCAGAAGACAATATATGATCGCAGCGTTAGCATCCATGATATCAATGGATACGTGGCCGCTTTATGATGACGAAAGAAAAAAAGCGCTTCTTAAGCTTCGGCATTGGTATAAAGCGACGCTTGACTGGGCAAAGATTTACGAGGATGACAATCATTCACTTCGAACTCGAAACCTCCTGGAAGACATAGAGAGAGTTGCCAGAGATATCGGCGAAGAAGACTCAGGTTGGCAATGGTATGATGACTGGGATGATGAGATGAATGCAATTTGGGCAACAATGAAACGAATGGGTGTCATAGAATGAAAATCACTCTGGGTAGCTTGAAAAAGATAATTAAAGAGCATGCTCAGCCCGCATTACTTTCACATCAAATTATCACTGTCGAAGGTCATAAGATTGATTGCGAGATTGCAAATACTGACGCAGCAAGAATGCAAGGCCTCATGCATCGAACTGATCTTCCGCAAGACACGGGTATGCTCTTCGTATTCCCATGGGCAGACCAGCAATCATTTTGGATGCGGGACACACACATTCCTCTCGACGTAGCATTTGCTGACATCCATGGCAAGATACTGAATATTGAGACAGGAAACCCGCTGTCTGAGAAGAAGATGCTATCACAAGGCCCGGCCATGTATGTGCTTGAAGCACCCAAAGGGTGGTTTAGTCTTCACGATCTCGGAGAAGGATCTGTAATAGACTTAAATAGCATTAACATTTAATAGTCAAAGCGATATATATTATAGACAATATTGTCAAGGGGGCTAAATCATGTTAGAGCTACTACAATCATTATGGGGCCTAGTATCCCTCGTCGCAATCGCAGCTTGGTCACTAGGCCTCGCATTACTAGCAGGAGCCTGGGATCTATTGATGGTTCTTCACGTTGATGCACCTCGTCTTGAAGGCCTGTTGGTCGGAATTGCACTTGCATGGCTGCTAGCACGCAGAGACAAACATCCGCTCCTCAGAGCAGCATCAGCACCCCTCAAGCTTGTATTGGATATCCTTGACCTTGCATGGGATCAGGTTGTCGAATCAGCATCAGACGTTTGCGACGCAGGTTGCGGAGCAGTTCGCTGGTCATGGAATAAGAAGGTTAGCTGGGTCAAGGCTGGCTGGTCATGGTGCATGAGTCGCCTTGTAGCGCTCAAAGAAAAACTTAGCCACAAGGAATAAGGAAAAATCAAATGAAAATGTCAGGCAAGATCTTAAGAAAGATTATTAACGAAGAGATCCAGCTCCTTAGTGAGGCAAAATATAATCCTACACATGACGATGTCAAAACTTTACAGTCTGCAATTAATTTTATTGTCGATGTTGATAATGACGAAGACATAGATCTAGATAATCTAGAAAAAGATTTAAAAGACGTGCTCAATGTTGATGGAATCTTTGGAAGAAATACAGATAGAGAGCTTAGAAAAGCGCAAAGTCAATTAGGAGTAAAGCCCGACGGTTTGGCCGGCCCAAAGACAATGATAAAAATGTCAGAAGCTATTAATGAGTTTATTCTTGAAATTGAGAATGAAGCTGCTGGAGATTTCGCAGAAGAGGAATTCGGGCCGATCGCAGATGATTTGAAGCGCTTAATAGATTTACGAGCAGTAATGGGAATGTCAAGAGGCAAGCCCAAAAAGAAAAAATCTAAACCTGAACCAGAAGAAAAAGAAATGTCTGTCGGGGGTAAAGATAGCGAAGCAGAATCTAGCGTGAATGCACGAGGCTATGATATCAGCAAAGGCCCAATTAAAAGAAATAGTAAACAAAGTCACGTAGACTATCTCAATAAAGAAGGAATCAAAAAAGCAGTTCTTGATGGAATCAATTATTTGTTTTTAAACAATAAAATAAAAAACAAAGACATGGCAATGCATGTTTTGTCAACACTTCCGAAAAAGTCAAAAAAAGAAGGAAGAATATCTGAGCTCCATGCGACACTTCTAGATGTTGCTGAAGCCCGCGGAATCAAGCTTATAAATCACTATAATCGACTTCTTAAAGGCTATAAAGGAATTCTCCAGCGAACTAATAAAGACAATAGAGATAACATGAAAGCGAAGCTCGAGAAAAGAATTGGCGCCGGAGCAAAAGAATTTAAAAAAGCCTTAAGCTAGCAGGCAAGTAAATGAATACAACACTTCGAAACATAGTTCAAAATGAAATTAAACAATTGCTGTCAGAACAAGATGAGAAATCTGTATCAAAAAAACGAAAGCTAAAATCTGAAGATTCCCGCATTATGTCTGCCGATCGCGGCCCATTTCGTGACAAGATGAAAGGTGATCCGTTTGAATATACAATTGTCGGAGATCCATGCGATGATCCCGAGGGTATAAAGTTTAAAGTAACGGGATTTTCTAAGCTCGCAAAAAGAAAGTTTCGCAATAAGTGGAAGAAGATAACCGCCGGCCAAAGACAAAGAACACTAGAAAAAGATAAATACATCTGGAAAAGAGGAAAGCTCAAAGGGCAAGATTCCTGGGAGATTCTTCGAAAGACACTCGGCGGTGCAGATTTAATTTGCCAGCGGGTAACTGAAGCTGAGAAGAAGCATGAGAAGAAATCTAAGCTAGACTTTACAGATCAAGAGCCGATGCAAGACCCAACAATTAGAGGTAAGAAGAAGGCCAAAAAAGACGGAATAGGCGGTAAAGATCAAAAGATTGATAACACGTTTCCTCGAGGATCACTTCGATACTATATTAAAAATAATACCACGGGAATTGACCCGAAGGTTAAAAAATATATAAAGAGCTTCGCTGAAAACGATGATACAAAGTCGCTGTTTAGAGATGCAGTTAAAAAAATCATATCAAAACAATATGACAAAGAAATCTACAAGCCGATCAATATGGGCTATAGCTTTATGCAGTTATCTGATGATCCCATTTCGGGAGCGTCAGCTCGTCTGGATGCAGCACTAAAACTAATTTTTAATAAATCTCTTCCTCGAGAAATTCAAATGCGGGCTCTAGACTTATCTGAAAGAATATATGATAAGCTAGGCTCATGGGAAAAGGTCGATGATCTAGCAAAGAAAGAATCAGATATATTGGCATCTGAGCTTAAGATGCCGTATTTCGGAACTGTATCAGATGCTAAGACTAAAAAAGAAGAAGAACCCGAAGTTGTTAAAAAAGAAAAAGAGATAGCTAAAGAGCCCGCAGCAAAGAAGAAATTAAAATATCCGCAAGGCAATCTCATGAATAAAGAGTTTGATATTGAGGGTATGAAAATGAAAGTTACTGAAGATCGATTAATTCTAGACGGAAAGCCTTACAAGGCCACAGTATTCGGATCTAATATAAGCAATATAAGCTTTAAAAAAATCGTTGGTAAACCAGACTCTATTGAAATAACCGGTTCTGATTTGTTTAAAACAGTCACAATAAATATTACATGGGCCGACCTCATACAGAATGCCAAAGATCTCAGAGGTAAAAACAAAACAACTATATCGACCCCGGGAAATCCTGACATAAAAATTACACCCGCTTCTTCTGCTGTTAGTGAATCCCGCCAAGTTACACCAGCCCAGCTAAACCAAATAATACTCAGAGAAATGAAAAGAATCCAAAATGAAAATAGATGAAAAACTAAGGCAGGCAATAATCGCAGAGGTCACAAAGAAGGTCCAAGAGATCCTACCCGTAATCATCAAAGAGATTGTGCAAAAGCAGGTCGATGACACAGTAGATGATCACTATGCACTGCACTTCGACGACGGTAACGATTATTATTAATCGGTAATCAAATCATCTATTTGTGTTATAATCTTCTGTAAAACAAGGAAGATATATGATAAATTTCAAAAGCTTAATTAGAGAAGTTAATGATTGGCCCAAGCCCGGCGTAGGATTTAAAGATATCACATCAATACTGGGGACAGATAAGTTTCCTGAGCTAATTGATGCAATGGCCGAGCAGCTCGTTGATATTGACACCATCGATGCTTTCGTAGGTATTGAATCACGAGGATATATCTTTGCGTCAGCATTGGCATACAAGCTTGGCAAGGGAGTAATATTAGCAAGAAAGCCCGGAAAACTTCCGCCGCCCGTAAAGTCAGTTGAGTATTCATTGGAGTATGGCACAGATAGCTTAGAAATGCAAGCCGGCTCCGGTCGCGTCGTAATTGTTGATGATGTAGTTGCTACTGGCGGAACCCTGACTGCTGCAGAACAACTTGCAAAGGATTGCGGGTATGACGTTGTTGATTCACTTTGCTTTATTGACTTGAGGTTTATTCATGATAGAAGCCTTGACACGAAATGTGTAGTAACGTATGACTGATATCATAATGATCAGCGCTCTAAGAGATGAAACACAAGATCTTTTTGATGATGTTCTTCCAGTGATTTATAGCGGAGTAGGTAAGGTTAATGCTGCTCTCACCACTGCAAAGGCCATTGAGCAATACAAGCCTAAACTCATCATCAACTTTGGCACCGCCGGAAGTCACAGTATCAAACCACATACATTAGTTGATTGTAATAAATTTATTCAAAGAGACATGCATATTGATGCACTTGGATTTGGCTACGGCATTACACCTTTCGAAGAAGACATACCCAGAGTCATAGAGTTTTCCTCGAGTGGTAATATGAATATGGTGTGTGGAACCGGAGATAACTTCGTGGCTGCGTCAGATAAACTAGAATGCGACGTAGTAGACATGGAAGCATATGCCATAGCAAAATCATGCCATCTATCTAGCGTCGATTTCGTATCATACAAATATATCACAGATGGCGCAGATGAAAATGCAGCTAATCAATGGAAAGAGAATTGCGCAAAGGGCGCCATAAAGTTTTACGATATTTTGAAAAGTGTCATACAAGACTATAATAAATCTTAATAATTAAAAGAAAACTTCAGCCAGAAAGGTTTTTCAATTGACAACCAGACTAATAATCTTATTTTTAATAGCATCTTGCATGCCTGCAATCCCAGAGGTGGAAGCAAAAACTTCAGCAAATATTGACACTATATCCGGTATAACTTTATCTGAAAGAGGAAAGGCAATTTTTTATGGCGACGGAACAGTAAATTGTTCAACATGTCATACTGCAGGCATGCATAATGCACCGCATTTAATTGGGTTCTCTCATAGAAAGACAATTGCAGGAACACTGCCAAACACGCCTGACAATCTGAGAAAGTGGCTAACAGATCCACAATCAGTCAAGCCGTCAACAGAGATGGCAACACACATACTTCCAATTCACCCAGATCCTATAAAGAAATTTATAAAGATTCCTGATGCAGAAATAACAGCCCTAATTGCATACCTCCAAACTTTATAATTACCTGCATGACTAATAAAGAAATCAAGGCTGAGCTAGAAAAGCAACTCGACACTGGCAAGATCCGCGTCATCATCGACACTGGGCATCGAGGTGTCAAAGTCCCAGTATCATTCATGAACGTGGGCCCAACGGTCTTCATCCTTGCGTGGGATTATCCGGGAATTGATATCGAGATAAACACACGTTCAGTCAAAGCAACACTCAGATTCAAAGGCACACCATTCAGGTGCACATTCCCGATCAAGTCAATCAAGAGCATCATCTCAATGAACTCGGCGCAAACTCCGCCCGAGCCTACAAAGAAGAAGCTGAAGGATCCCAGAGACCAGAGCGCAGGTCCAGGTCTCAAGATCATTGAAAAGGAATTCCCGATCACCGGCCTGGGTCACAAAGGCACATTAACCCAGCTGAAGTAATTGTGTAAACTTCGCATCCCTGTGTTATAATACAATCACACGGAGATATAATGAGCTTCCTCAGAACCCAAGACTTTATGACATCGATGGCGGAAACGTCATCTGTCCTTGATAAGATCGCGATCCTGGAGTCAGTCGATTTCACAACTCGACGAGTTCTCTACTGGACATATAATAAATACAAGCAATTCCACGTTGGGCCTGACAATGTCAGGAAACGCAAGGATTTGTGTGCTGAGACATGCGACTACCTCGATCTGTTCGATCTGCTTGAGGATCTGAATGCACGTGAGATCACAGGCCACGACGCTATCTCGCAGGTCAATGCATATATCCGCGACAACCCGGAGAACGAGGAGCTGGTCTATCTAATCCTTGACCGCAACCTCAAGATCCGTGCGTCAGAGAAGCTGATCAACCGTGCGTGCGATAACCTGATTCCGACGTTTGATGTTGCTCTTGCAGGATCTTACGATGAGAAGACAGCAAAGAAGGTTGACTTCGAACGCCAGCAGTGGATGGTATCACGAAAGCTGGATGGTGTTCGTTGTCTGGTGATCGTCGATGAGAACGGTCGAGCAACCTCATGGGCACGCTCCGGCAAGCAGTTCCAAACTTTGCGGAAGGTCGAAGAAGAGATCGAAGCACTAAACATGAAGAACGTGGTCTTTGACGGCGAGATGTGCATCATCGATGAAAACGGTGACGAAGATTTCCAGAACTGCATGAAGCAGATCCGGCGCAAGGATCACACGATCACAAACGGTCTGTATCAAGCATTCGACCTGATCGATCTGCTCGACTTCCAGCAAGGAACCTCAGGCGACACATTCTTTACGCGACTCGGCCGACTACGTTCTGTGATCGGCGACGATGCAAAGATGCTCTCGGTCCTTCATCAAGAGCAGATCACTGGCGACAATCACTTCCAGGAGTGGCGACAGGATTCACAGGATGCTGGATGGGAAGGTTTAATGCTCCGCCTCGATGTTCCATATAAGGGCAAACGCTCAAAGGACATCCTGAAGGTCAAGACAATGCATGACGCTGAATATCGTGTGAAGGATATCGCCACCGGACCCTTCCGCTACGTGGTCGACGGCCGAGAGGTCGAAGAAGAAATGCTGTCAGCAGTAATGATCGAGCACAAAGGAAACACGGTCAGGGTCGGAAGCGGATTCACCATCGAACAGCGCAAAGAATTTTACCACCGACCAACACATATTTTAAACAAAGTGATTACCGTGCAATACTTTGAAGAGAGCCAAAATCAAAACGGCACATTCAGCCTGAGATTCCCGGTAGTCAAAGTAATTCACGGAGACAAGAGAACATGCTAGGAAGTAACAAGTGAGACAGTTGAAGTTTAAGTTAATAGGTGATTTCGCATTGTCAATCAATGATGAGCCGTGGAATGAAGATGACCCCCGAGGACCGGGCGGCCAGTATGTATTCAATTGCAATGCCATCGCCGGCGGAGACATTTATGCATGCCGCCACTTTACATACTCAGGTGATCCAGAAGATGAACATGCAGTTATGAAGCTTGGACAGGCTGAGAATGCATACAATGAAACCCTTCGAATGATCGAGAGTAACATTCTGTGAAACTTTACGGCCTAGCTCTGACACTGATAATGGGATGCAGCCATGCTGCAGTCGATCGATGTCGTCCGAGCTCTGGAAATGCGCCCGTTGATATCTGCGGAAATGATCCATCACACGCAGCCAGCTCCGACTTAAAAGGGCTTGACGTAGGCAAAAATGACAAACAGTATGTTACAGAGATAAAAGAAGCTGTAATCATCAATCGTCTAAAACAGTTCGAAAGACTTTGTATCTCATTAGAAAGGTACAGTAAGATTATAATCTCGGGAGAGGCAGCAAAGCAAATCAAGTCCGGGTTGTCAGATTGCTACTGGGTGTTTGAAGCAAAGTAAGATGAGATCAGGGGCGGTATCCCAACGGCAGAGGACCTCGACTTAAAATCGACTCAGTGTGGGTTCGAATCCCACTCGCCCTACCAGAAACTTAAACGCCGAGAGGCAAAAGGAGAATAAGATGAACGTAGATCAACACTTAAAGGTTGCCCAGTGGCATATGGAACAAGCACGACTTCATGCAACATCAAAGCATAGTTGCGGTTGCCCAGCAAATGAGCACGATCAAAAGGCTATCGATGCAATTGAAGCAATGCTATCAGCACTCGAGCAGACAGGCAATGAGATTACTGAAGATCAAGAGGCAGCATGCTCAATCACAGGTGAGTAATGTCAAACCTTATGTTTGAAAATCTTGAAACAACAATCGATATCATCCTTGCTATCGGAGGTCTATTAGTGACTATCCTAAGCATAGTGGGAGGCCCATAATGAACATAATACCTGCATCAATCTTCAATCCAAACTCAGAAAATACCAATATGGGATTTGTATTCGAACGGCGAGTCATGAGAGATCTTGAGAAAGCAGGCCTTCACCCTGTGCTGGTGTCTGACTGGCTCGAGCGTCAATTCCCAGATATCAATCAGGTCGGCTTGAATGCCACTGCAAAGATGATGGGCGATATTATGGTTGTATCTCCAAAGACAGGAGCCCCGGTATTTATTGAATGTTGTTCAATGAACCCGCCGCCAGGGAAAACTAGGTTTACCACGTCCAAGTCTGAAAACTTTAATGGCCTATGTCGATGGTATGCTCTGGGATATCCGAGAGCTGAAAATGTTACATACATAAGATCATCAACATGGAATAAGTATGTTCGCAAGACAGACCTGAACGGTGCATATTACGTGTTCCCAACGAAGTATATCAACAGCCTCAGCTCAGCAATCCGGAGTTCTCTATCATTCGCCGCGAGCGTCTAACCATGGATAGCAAAGAAGTAATCGTGGCACACCTCAATCGTCTCCGGGATGAAATACCAACCTCAGGCACAATCATGGACGCTGAGGTGACGCGGTGGTTGGACAGAGTCGGTGAGGTGCTAGAAGAATATTACATGTGCATTGCGGAGGAGGAAGATGTTTGAAGAACCAAAGCCGCACAAGACAATAAACGAGATCAGGCCCTGGGAAACTATCGGTCTTGTTGTCGGTAACTGCTTGATAATTGCATACATTGTTTTCAAGACTACAGGTAATTAAAATGTGTAAATCCAAATCAGCTAAGTTATAATGTCTACGTAATAAAGATCATAACCTCCCTGAGGAAATGGCTTGGATGTTATTTGATATATGAATACAAGATGAATCGCGCTCGTTATGGGTATTTTCACGCTGCTAATTGTGGGTGTGTAGCTTAGCGGCCAAAGCATCTCACTTTTAATGAGTTGATCGTGAGTTCGAGTCTCACCACACCTACCATAGAGTGCGATTCTAGCATAGGATTGATCCACCTCAACGGATCACTATGGCCCTGTCGTCTATCGGTTAGGACATCAGGTTTTCATCCTGGTAAGCGGGGTTCGATTCCCCGCAGGGTCACCAAAAGAAAAAGGAGAAATAAGATGTCAACAGCAGGCTTATTAAAAGAAATCAATCGTCTTGCAAGTATAAACGAAAAGCTTGCGGCTGAAAACAAGAAGCTGCTAGCATTAAACAAATCACTTTCAGCACAATTATATAGTAAACATCAAACAGGAGTAGAATAAATGAGTTACAAAACAATGGCAGCAGTAATGAACGCGTATGGTAGTGATCATGCCGGAGCACAAATGTCAGTCCTAAAGCACAAAAAATCAGGAGAGGCATTCTGGTTTCCTAAGATTAGCAATCCAAGCCCTGGGTGGAAAAATACATATAGAGGAAATGTAATTCAAGAGACCGGTCTAACGACAGACAATAAGCAGAGATTGCTTGCTGTTCTAAATCAAAAGCAAAACAGCGATATCCCAGTCAGTCGGAGACATTTCCGCAAGGCATTCGGAAAAATCAATGGATCTTATTCGTATTTGGGAGACTTTGAGCTAGATGTAGAAAGCTCAACCAAGTCAGGAACTCTTATTTGGCGAAAGGTATCATAGAATAAATTGGCTCATAGCTCAGCTGGTTAGAGCTTTCGCCTGATAAGCGAGAGGTGGGAGGTTCGAATCCTCCTGGGCCAACCATGATACATTTACCGGGAACGGTATAGAATAGAGAAGTTCAAATCATCTACAACACAAAGAAGGAGAATTAGATGAGCACAGTAGAGACAGGAAACACAGTCAACGTCCACTATCGAGGCACTCTTGACGACGGATCAGAGATTGATAGTTCACACGACCGCGGAGAGACACTAACATTCGAGGTCGGCGCCGGACAAATGATCCCGGGTTTCGATGCAGCATTGCCAGGAATGGAAGTTGGCGAGACCAAGAGCATCACAATTAGCGCTGAGCAAGCATATGGTGAGTCAAATCCTGAGGCAGTTGCTGATGTTCCAAAGGCTAGCTTCCCTGAGAACTATGAGTTCGAAGTTGATGCAATGGTTCAAGGACAAAATGACTCAGGTGAATCAGTCGTTGGAATTATCAACGAAGTAAATGATGAGTTTGTAACAATTAATTTCAATCATCCTCTCGCTGGCAAGTCACTGAACTTTGAGATTGAGCTAGTAAGCATCGATTAGGATTAAAGATGACAGTTGACAAAGAAAGACTAAAGCGCTCAAGATACGTGATCATATCAGATGAAGAGCGTCTGAGGTTGAATGATATCGAGGGCGTAGAATCTCCGATGGATTATCCACCCGAGTTCATGTCATCACCCATCTTTTATAACAACTTGCCCGTTGGGTCCGTAAGTAGAAGCAATAGAAACGTGATTACAAATATTGCTTTCGCACTTAAACACCTTAAGAACGTTGAGTATTATTACGGTGACGTTGATCCAGATAGAAAAAGCAAAGGACCTTAATGTTCAAGACAGTTCTAATTGATCCGCCCTGGAAGAAGACAACAGGTGGAGTAGGACACAAGACACTGGCACCATCAACACATTACGACGTTCAGAATCGTCATCAAGTTCTGGCAACGCTTGAAGGTTGGTTTGACAAACATGAAGTTGCACCCGAGGCACACCTTTACCTGTGGACGATCAACTCATTCACAGCGGGAAAAGATCAGGGTATCATTCCGGGAATGGAGCTTTGCAAGAAGCTTGGCTTCACCCCGGTAACCTTGATTCCGTGGGTCAAGAACGGCGCAGGAAGTCCCACGCCATATGGCATGAGGCATACTGAGATGTGCATCTTCGGTGTCAGGTATCGAAAAGGCATGGGTAAAAACACACGCTACAGTGGCACTGAGGATCCTGAGAATGTTGTTAACGGGAAAGGATTATGCTCATCTCGAGATTACATCATTGAACCACGTCGCGAGCATTCTCGTAAGCCTGATGCATTCTATGAGTATGTTGAGAAGAGAAGTGCTGGTCCCTATCTTGAGCTCTATTCACGAACCTCCCGGCCCGGGTGGGTTGCAGAAGGAAATCAAACGGGCACGTGGGGTCCTAAAAAAGATTTAAACAAATAATGGCAGCATAATATAATTTATGCATATTGAGTAATATTTATGTTGGACCCCTGGCATTCATATTACGCCTCCAAGGGAGTTTTGGTGGGACCGCCATCCTATCATGCTTCCTGATCCTGGCGGGGATCGAAACACTATTAGTTAAATGCTGGGTTACTACTTAACCAGCTTAAAAACCAAGTAGAACCCAGGGGTCATTTTGCCGGTTTAGCTCAGTTGGAAGAGCATCTGATTTGTAACCAGAAGGCCGGGGGCTCGATTCCTCCAACCGGCACCAAAAATTGATTGTGTGAATATCATGTATGAATATAGTGCAAAAGTTACAAAGGTCTATGATGGAGACACGATCACGGTTGACTTCGATTTAGGTTTTGGTATCGTTCTGAGAAAACAAAAGATTCGATTGCTTGGGATCAACACACCCGAAGTCAGGGGAAAATCCCGTGAGCAGGGTCTGATATCAAGGGACCGGCTTCGCGAGAGGATCATGGGAGAAAATGTCATCATCAAGACGACCAAAGACCGCAAGGGAAAGTATGGTCGTTGGCTCGGCGAGGTGTTTATAAAAGATGAGAATATAAATCAGTGGCTTTTAAACGAAGGCTTGGCTGAGAAGTATAATAAGTAGAAAGGAATAGGCGGCCATAACTCAATTGGTAGAGTACCAGTTTTCCAAACTGGATGTTGTGGGATCATGCCCCACTGGCCGCTCCAGAAGTTAAAATATATAGGGTTAATTGCTCTACCAAACGATATTTATTATTAGAGGTAGGTGATTATGATAAGTGAAAAAAGTCAACTAAGAATAAAAGAAGAATGGAAAAACAAAGACGGTCTATATGATTGTCCGTATTGTGAAAAATCGTATGTAAAACGCGGAATCAGTACACATATTTGGCGTAATCATTCTGCTCAAGGTCAGGAATTTAACAAAAACTCAATCAACAATCAGGGCTATGCAAACGGAACAAGAACAGCCTGGAATAAAGGACTAACAAAAGAAATGCACCCAAGCCTCAAGAAGGCCGGAGAAACGTATAAAAAGAAAATTGCTTCTGGTGAAATAATTGTAAAAAGCATTCCGCTATCTGAGTTACATAAAGAGAAAATATCAAATGGAATGAAATCTGCTCATGCAGAAGGCAGGGCCTGGAACATAGGAAGATCTAGATGGAATAATGAACCAAGCTGGCCAGAAAAATTCTTTAAACAAGTTATCGAGAATGAGTTTGATAACAAAAAGTTTAAGATGGAATATCCAGTATCTATTTATTCTTGCGATTTTGCGTGGCCAGAGATTAAAAAATGCATAGAAATTGACGGCGCTCAACATCAGCGGTTCGATGAAGTAAAAGAGAGAGACAAAAGGAAAGATGAATGTTTAAAAGAAAATGGATGGGAAGTTCTAAGAATACCTTGGAAAGATTTTTATAAAAACACAAAGAAGTGGATAAAATTAAGTAACGAATTTATTGGAGAGTAACTCAATGGAAGAGTGCGAAGCTGTTAACTTTGTGGTTGTGGGTTCGAGCCCCTCCTCTCCAGCCAAAAGTTAGGTTTCTTTAAAAAACCATAGTGGAAAGTTGGCCGAGCGGTCGAAGGCGATGGATTTGAAATCCATTGAGGTGCAAGTCTCCGAGGGTTCGAATCCCTCACTTTCCTCCACTGGGGATATAGCTCATCTGGTAGAGCACCTGCTTTGCACGCAGGATGTGATCGGTTCGATCCCGATTATCTCCACCATAGACCGAAATGTCTGTAAACTACGTGGGACGGTAGTTAAGCTGGTTATAACGCCGGCCTGTCACGCCGGAGGCCGCGGGTTCGATCCCTTGCGTTCCCACCAACCTTGAGGAGATACATGAAGAACGTAGATAATAAGACAAATTGGGGCAAGGCGGCAGCATGGACCGCATTCGTTGCTGCAATTACATGTGCAATCTTTGTGGCAATCATTGTATTTGCAGTCCAGACGACAGGCTACCTAGACAAAGAATCTGATGCTGACAAGATATCACGTCAAGTTACAGCAAAGATAACAGTATTAACGTCAGAAGTTAGATCTCTTCGAGAGCAAGGAGAGAAGATTCGCAAGTACCTCGAGCTATGGACACCGATGAAATGCAGGAAGGAGCTTAGCATAAAAGAGGAGTGGGTTTTACCTGGCTACGGAGTTCCAAAGATTGTTCCGAGGTCATATATATACGTAGAGCAAGAGGATATACTTGAATGTAGCCCCGCGGGAGAGTTCTATGCAAATGATAAGCATGGCGCAGTCGACAAGATACGAGATGTATCGACTCCTCAGAAGGGTCCGAGATCTAGAAAAAACTGATCCTGCATTTCAGAATTCCAGAGTCAAAAATCTCAAGCAAGATATTCGACAATTTCAAAGAGATCTAAGGCAATTATCAAAGGCTGATGTCGAGGCAACGTGGCCACCCGGAATGTTCCAAGCATACACAGATATTTATGAAACAGTAAAGCGACTTGGAATCTCTCTCGATGTCTAGCCTACGTATATTGCTATGTCTATAATAATAAAAGATTATCCAGAACATCCGTCATTGCTTTTTATTAAAGGCTTGCTTAACGGGATTGATATGCAAATTAAGAAAGATCCAACAATTATGAATCCAAGAATTAAAAACTTGTTAGACGATATTATTGATTTAGATTGTGACATTTTAGCGCAGACATTTCACAAGCCCAATATATTACTCCCGTCAAATCTTAAAGCTAGGTTGACAGATGTAATCCAGACTTCGCGCCGTCTTGGCATATACCCAGATTTTTTAACGCCAAAAATACCACAAAAATTCTGACTTAACGCTGAATAAGCAATATTTATAAACGAATGGCTGATATGGAAAAAGAATACTTAGAAAATTATCTCATCAATTACGTTGGATCACTGCGTGCAATCCAGCTATGGTTCCATTCTGCACATATTTTGACTAAAGGCGCAGGATTTGCAGGTGATCATGTCAATATTTATGGCCGAATCTATGATGAGGTTACACATGATATCGATGCAGCAATAGAAAAATCAGTAGGTATAACTAATAATGAGTCAATGGGATGCCCAAGAATAATCACGTACAAAGCGATGGAAGTATTGATGGATTATCCTGTTCCGACGAATGCTGCGCCTTTAAAGATTGCACTGAGCGCATTAGCTTTGGTTAAATCGTACCTTTCATTTGTTGATCATATGTTTGAAGTGCTGGAAGATCATAATGTAATGACGCTCGGACTAAATGATTTTCTTTCACAGTCAGCAAATACATTTGAAGGTTATGTATATCAACTACAGCAACGAGTAAAACAGACTACAGAATAGATATGGGTATTTAGTGATGCCGCCAATTATTACAAGAAGACATATTCGTTACAAGGGAACGAAGACATTCAAAGAATCAGCTCAAAGACAGCTGTCTAGGTTTAGAGATAAAATTAATGAAGCGTGTAAAGACGATCCTTCATTCTGGAATCCTCGTATTAAGAATCTAATGGAAGATATTGATGATCTTAATTGGGATGTAGACAAACTAAGCGATACAGAATTATGGCCATCAGATTTCACTGAAAGATTCAAAAATATTAATGATACTATAAAAAGACTGGGAATTAACGTAGGCTTAATATAGTTATAATTTTTTTGTGCAAATCTGATTTTTAGATCTATAATATCACTGTTATGAATACTACAATTATTTTATTATCCGCACTTTGCTTTAGCCCGATATCTCCCAATGAAGGGGTTGTATCTTCTCATTTTGGTTATCGCGTTTATCCTGGAAGCACTAAAAAGACTTTACATGTAGGCGTTGATATTGCTGCAATGCATGGTGAACCAATTCACTCAGTTACTGAAGGCGTTGTAATATTCGCAGGTGTTGATCCTGATGGCGGAGGCCTTATTGTTGAAATCTTAACAAAGCACCGAGGACGCCTAAAGATTATTCGATATTTTCATATGAGTCGTATATTTGCCAAGTCCGGGTGGAAAGTAAGGCGAGATCAAATCATAGGAAGAGTTGGATCAACAGGTAGATCTACAGGGCCACATGTGCATATTGAGATCGCAATAGTCAGAAATGGTCAAAAGCCAGAATATGAAGATCCTGCCAAGTTTCTCTGTGAGTACAAAGAGGATATTAAAATTCCGCACTTTGACATCGATCATAAATTTACCTTAAAGAAAGATAAAAGAATCTATTTGAGAAATCTAAATCAGATCGCATTACGACATGTTCATCATTAATACAGATTAAAATGAAATAAATGTGTAAATTTTGCAATCACGCGTTATAATCAAAGAGGTAAAACAATATGTCTTAAATATCGTTTTGAAAAGCTAGTTAATAATTTTAGGAAAGGATCAATATAAATGAAGGAGGATCCAGTGAAAAAGATAAGTGAGCTTGCTATTAAGAGAACGTCTGATGCTGAGTTGAAAAATACTGCTCGACGTCTTGAGGCTAAGATTGGAAAGCTAAACAGGGAGCGCAAAAATGCAAGATCTTTTGAGGAAGAGGTGTGCTACATTCAGAGAGAGCTAGAACTTCGGAAAAAGTTTGGGCATTTTCAAATTATTGATGATGCAAATAGTGAAAATCTTTTAGAATTTGATAAAGTATAAATAGACTAAGGAGTTAATGTGGCTATCGCAGCAAAATCAAACGCCTCAGGCTTGGGTCGATACCTAAAAGAAATTGGAAAAGACCGCCTCCTTACAAGGAGTGAAGAGGTTGATCTTTCAATTCAATCTCGAAAGGGTGATAAGAGAGCTCGAGATATCTTGATTCAACGAAATCTACGACTCGCAGTATCTGTTGCCAAGAAAATGCAGAAAAAAGGCACAGATCTTGAAGATCTAATCCAAGAAGCAAACATCGGATTGATGCGCGCAGTTGAGCGATTTGACCCTACAAAGGGATTTAGATTTTCAACCTATGCACACTGGTGGATTCGTCAAGCAGTAGGCCGCCATATCCAAATGCACAGTCGCAGTATTCGAATTCCATCTCATGCCCAAGGCTTATCTGCAAAGATTCATGTTGCTAGTAAAGAGTTTGAAAAAGAGTTTGGGTGTTTGCCGACTGCCGATGAGATCGCAGATATTCTGGGGGCTACAAAGTCCTCAGTTGAGGCAGCAATGAGTGCTCCAGCGTTTACGCTTTCTCTTGACGCTCCCAAGTATCGTAATGATTCTGGTGATGGAACACTAGGCAGCTCAATTGAAGATATCTGGTCTGAAAATGCAGAAGATAAGATTGCTAGAGATGAAATGAGAAGAATTGTGCTAGCGTCTACGAGCAAACTTTCTCCTCGAGAGCAGGCAGTAATTCGCCTAAGGTTCGGCATCTCAGATCCGGATGATACACAGAATTATCATATCGATCTTGATGATCATAAGTATCTAAAGGCTTAATAATGATTACACCGCCAACAAGATATCGATTAATTACACCCAATCTTACGATTAGTGCTCCACTGCTAGAAGATAACATCGAGTTTCTTCATAATTCTGGTTGCCGAAAAATTATGACAATTTCTGGCGGCTTCGTAAATGCAGATGTTGTTGTTAATCTTAAAAAGAAAGCAATGGAAGTAACACACTTTCCTTTAGACGTAGTTTCTTCAAAGCTGACAGTTGACGAAAAGGTTTCAAGAATTATTGACAAGTCTGTTGAGCAACTTCATCGAGGGTCAAAGATGCATATTGTGTGTGGAGCAGAAATGATCGAAGTAGCAGCTATTACTGGAATCTTAAGAAGAATTATTTGTGACTGGGATTTATCAAGTGCGCTATCTGAGTCACTAGATATTTGCAGGTTCATGGATTCTGAAGTTGTAACATCAATAATTCTAAACACTGACATTAGTCGCTGGAAATAATAAAACAAAGGAGAAAAAAGAATGGCTATGCCAAAGGGTCACAAGATGAGTCAAGGATATGTAACTGTAGCTGAAGGTCTAGATTATAGAACTATTTCTGAGATCATGTCTGAGAATGGTTTTAAGATGAATCATGCAACAGCCCGCAATGTGCTGTTAAGTGCTATGAGATCTCTTGCTACTGATGTATTGAAAGCACACGGAGAAGATCTTGATCTAGATAAGGTAGATTCAATTGCCAGGTCTCCACAATTTCAAACTGGAATTGCAAGCATGATGTCAGACTTGTATACAATGGGAGTTTTGTCTGCTTGATGGGTTTTAAAGAAGACTGGCTATTTATAGTGCAATCTAAGCTAAGAATGCCTTTGCACGATTGGCTTAAAAAACGAAAGATAGTATCCTATGAAGAAGCAGTTAATGCCCTTAAGAGATCTGGCTTACCAGTGGGAACGCGTGATGAGGTGGTTGCGCAGCTTCCCGTCTCTCCCAAGAAGAACGCTTCTGATTCTGATTCTGATTCCTCTACCCGTTCTAGTTCTGTGGTACGCAATAAAAAAAGTTCTGTCACAAAAAAGCGCGCCCCAGTGGAAGACAGCAAAGAGCCGAAGTCGCCTGCAGAAAAAGCAGCTGACGCCATTACAAAAAGCGTTGCTGTTAAGGCGCCTAAGGCAAAAACAGCAAGAAAGCGACGAACTAAAAAGTCGCCAACAAAAAAATAATCCAGAAAAGGAAGACAAGACTTGACCGTCGCAGATTTAATTAAGAAGCTACAGGAGCTAGATCAAACAGCGCCTATCCTTATTTCCAATCAAATTGACTTTGTTGAAATAGATACTGTCATGGAAACAGAAAATATGTTCCAGGCATTCAAAGGTTCTCGAACCTGGATGGATGGTGAAATCGGAGACGGTGGCAGAACCTGCTTTGTTTTGAGATAGATTAAAATTTGTGCAATTTCCAGCTGCTGCTGTATAATAGTAGTGAATAGGAGGAAACATGGATCATATCTATCCAGGCGACCCACAATACTTCAGGATGCTTAATGCCCCCGAGGATATTGAGGCAGCATTTGAAAAGATCATTTCGTATCTTGACGAAGTCGAAGAGATGTCAAACGTTCGAAGCTACAATCATCTGGCAAAAGTAATTCGCGCTGTTAACTCCCTATCCAGAAATCACCTGAACAAGACACATGAGTGGTCTAACCAGATCTACTATGAGAAAAAGGCTGCAACACAGAAGGCTAAAATTGATCGAATCAAAGGTTTCGAGATCGGACAGCTAGTTAAGTTCCGCCCGAAGGGAGATCATCATTACAAAGATGGTCACTCCCCCTATTTGATTGCGCATGTGATTGGCAAGGTAGTTCGTCGAAACCGACACACTGTCTCAGTAGTTGAAGTCTCTCGCCGTCGAATGTCCTCCGAAGCCGAAGACACACGCTCCTCCGGCGCTCGCTGGCGCATGTCCCCCCAAGCTGATACGATCATTGGAGAATAAGATGACAAAGCTTACAAACGTAGCAGGAACTGAGTTCGATAAACGCCCAGAGGAATGCCCGCATTGCAAGTCAGGTCTCCGGAGTCACGTAAGACTAAATGAATCCGAGTGGCCTAACTTTTGCGTAACTCCTGAGAACCCCTATCTTTACAGCACAACAGAGGTCTGGAATACAACGACAGACAAGAGATCCGGATGGCTATGCGGATTCTGCAACAAACGGTTCAAAGACGGAGAAGAGCAATGAAAGTTAAAGATCTAATCAAGCAACTCAATCATTTCGATCCCAATGAGGATATCGTCCTCAAAGAAAAGGATGGTCGAGAAACCCCGATCAACCTCAACCTCCGCGTTTACAAGTGGGAAGGCCGCACGATTATCGACGGATACAACCGGGAGAGAAAAGATTGATCTGGCGTCTGCAACTTTTGTTCAGTGTAATTCTTATGAAGCTTGGTAGAATGATTATGAATAATTTCAAAAGCATCATTGGCTACGGGTTTCACAACATCGGCATGCATCATGCAATTCAGGCCGGCATCAAACGAATCCGCTATGAAAAGAAACTAAAAGAGAAGCAAAAGAATAAAAAATGAGATATCAAGGCGGAAAGAATGGATACATTGTTATGGGTGAACATGTCTATAAGGATGAAATTCAAGATGGTGATATCAACATTATTAAAAATTTTCTAGACTTTGGTGACAAGCATATTAATAATCTTCTTGGGCAAGAGGTCGACTTCTATGGTGCTGAGTCACAAGCATTCAAAGTTAATGACATGGTGATCGAGGTTCTTGAAGACGAAGACGATGGCTATCGATCATATCTCGGTGGATATCTTGCAACTGATGAAAGCAAATACAACTTCTATTCTCAGCCTTTCGCTAAGGTAAAGCTAGAAGAATATAATGAAGACAGAGAAATTAACGATTATGAGAGACATGAGTTCACAGGATTCCGATTAGTTGATGTTGACGATGGTCATGTCTGGCTGATGTTTGGCACAGATAGATCAAGTGATTATTATCCTCGATTTGTTTTTAGCTGTTCTCCAAAAATGAAATAGTTATGATCAGGAGATAAAAACATGTATGACAACTATGACGAAGACACAGTTGAGATAATCATTGGCAGGATGTCACAAAAAATTGAAATACTCGAGGTTCAAATTGAGCAGCTTACAAGAATCATTGAGCTTCAAGCAACGGCACACAGCGGAATATGCGAGCTTCTTTATGAGGCACAATTGCCTGACGACGGAAACCCAAACATTGACCCATCAAAGATTCCAACGATTGTAAACTCACCGAAGAAGCCCGTGAAACCGCCGAGTCATTTATAAGTGTAAGATATACTTATAGACGTATAATAAATTACATCATCAACAAAAAGAGGATATTATGCAAACAACAAACAAGCAATTACGTCAGATCATTCGTGAAGAGATCGAAAAGGTAATCAACGAAGACAATCAGGCGGGTGTTCAAGTATTCCCGTTCAATAGTCCTATCGAAATGGTAAAACTTATAACAGACCTTGTCCACAATCAGGGTCTTGAGGCAAGAACCTCGCCACAAATGAATGGCACAAATGTTGTTGTCATCGCATCAAGTGATTCAAAATTGCTAGATGATTATGTAGCTCGTGCATCTGCTCTTCGTGCAGAGAAGACACCGCCTCGCCCAGAGCATCAACCTGCTCCTGTGGCACCAGATGAACACTGGGTAGATCGTGAAAATCGCAAAGCTCGCCAACGTGGCAAAAACGTATCAGCTTGGTCTTGATACATTCACGAAGCTTTAGATAAGATAAAACTAGAAAAGGAAAGATTGCGATAGATGGACGAGCTTTTGATTTCTAGTACACTGCGATAATGCAGTGGGTCAAGAGCGGGAAATAACATACATGTACACCAGGTGAACGGGAAACTTGTTTTCTATCTCAACCCCAAGTAACCTCCTTTTCGCTTTCTTTCCTTTCTTATCGAGGTGTGAATGAGCTTTACTAAGCGCAAGCTATTGATCGAACTTGAATATATGAATCGAGGATTGATTCCGCGTAATGTCAAGTCAACAGATGTAACTTCCGACTGGACACCCACCGCACTAAAAACATATCACCGAAAATTCCGCAAGGTATTTAGAAGAGCTCTCAAATGGGAGTCGAAGAACCTGATATCTGTTGTGTCAAGAGGCCGAGCTAACCCTAAAGAAATCATACGAAAATATCTCGACGAAAACTACTATGCTAGCTGGTCCTATCCCACAAGCGAAAAAGGTCACAAGGCAGAGTCTCGTCGGCACATGATGGCTTCCCGACGACGATTGGTACATCGTTACATCTGCTGGCTAGTTGATTGCAAACAAACGAACCTGATGAAGAAGAAGTCAAATCCTTCTTATTAGACCTTCAAGATAATCTTGACCCAGTACTTTATGTGCTTCAACATGACAATCTACACATAAAAGAATCCCATTATCAACATCAAACCGCATGCTAGGAAATTGCTTTTTTGGTTTGATGTGATGTGCATGAAGCTTGTCATTAGCAGCATTGCAATTTTCACATTTATAGTTTGCACGATCTCTTACTAAGAACCCCCATAGTTTTTCCTCTTTTCTTTCGTGCGGCAGATTTTTAAACTCTTCTGATTCCCATCTTCTCTTTTGACTTTTAGACATTGCTATTTTTGTTTTATCGGAGTGCTTCTTTCCAAACATTCCGTTCTTTTTTCCGAGCTTGGCTTTTGATATATTTTTACACATTTCTTGTGAAAATTCTTTTCCAAGCCAGCAGCCTTTTCTTCCCATGTTCGATTTGCTTATTTTTCTCTTATGTTCTTCTGAAAGTTTTTTGCCCTTGTTTTTCTTAGACAGATTATCTCTTGTATCCTGATTTGACATTACTTTTTTCTGGCTACACGAGAGGCAATGAGAATTATTTTGATTGGCTCGTTTGACACTATGTTTGTTTGCATAGTGAAGCTCTTTGTTGCATCCTGGACATAATCTTGTGATAGTCTTCATGTTTGATTATACCAAAATGTGTTGTAAATTTAAACTACAATTGAGTATTATTACTTGTTATCATCTTGCATAGCAGAAGGAGAGGCATGAGATGGGCGCAGACATCCACGGGTTTCTGGGAAGTGAAGCAACCATCTGGAAAGTGGGTTGCTTTCCGTGATATCCCAACCAACCGAGACTACACGTGGTTCCGCATTATTGCAGGTGTCAGAGGTTACGGAGACAATACGTTTCATCACCACCGCGGCATGCCAGCGGATTCGTCTGATTGCTGGAAGGACTACGTTGGAAATGATGATCTCCACTCGCACACATGGCTAACCCCGGATGAGGTACTAGATTGCTTTGAGGAATGGCTAGAAGCTGTCAAACGCGATTATAATGAGTTGCCAGATGATGCCCCGAAATCTCGATCAAAGATGTGTGTCTTCCCGGAGGAGCCCATTAAACGCCTCCTCTTCAGGTATTTCTGGGATGACACAGTCGGCCAGTGGGGTGATCGTGCTTACAAATCAATTCCGTGGGTAGGCACATTAAAAGACCTGATAGGGGATCAAGATTTTGAACAGTCAGTCCGCATGGTGATTGCGTTTGATAGCTAGATGACCAAGAAGAAATTCAAAGAGGGCGACCTCATTACGATGGAATCCAAGTGGCTACCAAAGTCGGGTGTCATTATATCATTTGCCCACTATGCTCCACTAGCAAGGGCTCACGCGCAAGGAAACAGAACACCCTGCTGGAATGTCTTGTGTGACACCGGAAACAAGTTTATAGTCGGAGAAGCATATATGAGATTGGTGCAGAGAAATGAAACAATTAATTAGTCTAGCATTGCTATTATGCGCATGCCCTGAAGAAGTAGCACATGTGACACCAGATCAATCATATTCAGGTCAATGGCTGCAGCTTGATCAATACTTCCCGGAGAGCTGCTTCATTCTTGACGAGGATACAAAAACGGTATGGGTATTTGACGATGGGGATGAAGAACAAGAACACAAGGATGATTGGCTTTGGGAGTTCAACCAGCAAGATCGCTATACATTTGATGACAGCATCGATCTATACGTAGCTGAGACTGAGAATGACTGCTGGCGAATGTCTATCTGGGGAGTCGATGTCAATGCATGCCCGTGCTCATATGCAATCCCTCCGCAACCACCCGAAGAATAAGATAAATCTCACGAATAAATATATTTATAACGTAAGCTTGGATAGACTATATGAACCACAGCAGAATACTTGAAGTAGCTGAGCAAATTGTTCTCTTGCAAGAGGGCGGCAATGCCAAAGCAATTGATATCGAGACTGGAGAAGTAAAGCAATTCAATGGCCGGCCGGCCAATGCTGAGCAGATTCCATTGCGCAAGATTGACATTGCAAAGTTCACTGCTACATTCCGCAAACTCTTCTTCAGGCTTGATGATATGTTCATGTCACGGTTTGATCGTGGCCTCTGGCCAGAACGTAAGGCTTTCGAAGACGGCATGAATTCTGGTTCGTGGTTCTCGGGCTCGTCATCTGTAATGTTCGACCCGAAGGTAAAAGGTAAAGACATATCTGACGTCAAAGAAGAAGCAGGCGACATTGACGTTCAAATGCCACTCACCAACATTCCCGACCTGTTTGTATTCCTTCACGAGATTGAAGGGCAAGAGATCCTGCCGGGAGTCACATACATCGGAAACAATGACAAGACCGCTCAGGCAGCAGCCGATCAGATTCATGGAGTCTTTGCTTATGACGCAGGGTTAGAAAATCCAATCTTCGTCCAGATTGATTTTGAAGGCGTTGATTTTGAGGATGACCAACCAGAGGAGTTCGTCCAGTTTGGCCGATCGTCATCATTCTCAGATATGAAGCAGGGCCTAAAAGGTGTTGCGCACAAGTTCTTGCTCATGAACCTTGCTCGTGCATCGTCACAGCGCCCAGGAATGAAGGTTGCAAAGGGCTCTGCGACAATTGAAAAGCTATCACAAAACCTCGAGAAGCAACTATCAAAATCAAAGAAGTATAAAAGCCCATCAACATTGGCATTCTCAGTTCGCAAAGGAATGAGAGACAAGTTTGAAAAGTTTGCCACAATCGGTGAAGAAGAGATCTATAAGGCACTGACATCGGCAAACTCAACATACACAACCGCAGTGGCTGCCATCTTTGAGAGATTCTTCGGCAAGCAACCAACTGAACAAGAATTTGATATGTTCTGGTCGTATACAGGCGCACTTAAGCTCATTAATGATATCCTCGGCCCGCAGGTATTAAAAGATACAATGAAGCTCATGATCGACAAGAGCTTGTATGGCCCATTCGAATCACAGATGCTATACAACAACGACCGTGAACGTGACGAGAAGACAAAGATGCGCATGATTACTGCTGCTGTAGAACTATTTCCGCATCTAAGTGAGGTTGTTGCTGACCTCGATGAGAAGAAAGAAGCATATTATGACAGAAAGATTGAGAAGGATGAGCCCGAAGAAGAGCTCAAGACATTCGAACCTGTAGCAGAATCCACCCAGCTTCTCCGCAAGCTCATAAAAGAAATGATAATCAACCGATAGTTGTGTAAACCGAATATGCATGCTGTATAATATGCATGAGGAAAAGCGCAATGAAGTTCGACAATCCAGCAAGAGTGTTCTTTGTCAGTGACACACATTTCTTTCATAAGAACATAATCAAATATTGCCACCGACCATTTGCAGATGCAGATGAGATGAATCAGCACATGATCGACCAATGGAACTCAACCGTCGCCCCGGATGATATCGTGATCCACGTCGGAGATGTGTTCATGGGTAGGTTCGATAGCATTCTCAAGTCTGGACTGATCAAATCACTCAACGGCCAGAAGATCCTAATCAAAGGAAATCACGACAGATCCTCAGGTTATATGAAGCAGCTTGGCTTCGATGAGGTTTACAAGTCAGTCATCCTCGATCTGCCCAATGGTAAGACAGCACTGCTCAAGCACATCCCGCAAGATGACCTCGAAGGTTGCGACTATCAATTTCACGGTCACACTCATTCACGGCTAAGAATGGTAGGCCAGCACGTGAACTTCACAGTCGAAGCATGGGATTACAAACCTGTCTCGCTGCAAGATGTGATGGAGTTTATTTAGATTATGGCTCCCGGAGATCTGATTCAAGTATTGTCTCGCCCTTTATTGCTTATGCGCAAAGGCACGATTCTAAAAGTGATCGGATCCGATGATCGCTATTCTAAAGTTAAGATAATGTGGCACGAGCATGATGAAATGCCAACCGAGATATCAACTCACATGGCATCGATGATTGCCTCACACTGCACGATCTTGTGCAAAACCGAGAAGTTATAACTATAATAGTTTAGACAAGGAGATAATATGTCATACACAATCTACAAGCAAAGATACGAAGACCTATACTACAGCTCCGGCAAGAAGAAAGACCGCCGCAAGGAAAGCCGCGAGTATCTAAAGCAACTCAACGTTCAGGTAGGTGACAAGTTTACCAAGATGTTTCGAGGCAAGTACCAGCAAGCCGCAATCGGCGAGATCATGATAATTCAGGATTCATTTGAACACGGTGTCAAGATCAAAGTTAACTGGACCACACTCTCAGGCCGCCACCGATATCCGTCGTGGATGTCAATTCTATCTCTAAAGCCGACGATGCTTGGCAGAGATTCTGTGTAGATCCTCGAGTAACAACGAGTGCAAATCGCAGGGAGCACCTTATAATAAAACATAAGGAAAACAAGATGATCAATAACACTGGTCTACTCAAGACGATCGAAAATGTAATGTATGCTGGAACTATGGGCGGAACTTATATGTTCGACATTGACAACATTGATTTGCGAGATTATAAAGGCCTCAGATCCCAAATCAAAGAGAATCTCAAACCAAACATTGACGCCCTATCCGAGATGGACGACGAAATGTGTGCCTCACTTGGAACTCTGCTGGCAAAGAACTGCAATCAGACTTACAGTTGGGACATGAATGGCTACGAAAACGATACAGAAGAGGTTCGCAATATGATTATTGACCTCGATGAAGCTTGTGACTTTGTGTAAAACCCACAGAGCTCTTTGCTAACGCATTGATTTGTGCAAACAAATTATAATGCGGTATAATAAAAACATAAATCCAAACTAACAAGGAGAAATTAAATGGATACGCAATATCACATCGATAAAATCCTAAATGCTACCGGCGTCAATGCAGCATTGGCATGGTATGCATTTTCAACCGAAGCAAACGGCGCAGAACCGGTAATTATTGAAGTTCACCGTGCTACCTCCGCACACCTTGCGCGTGAGTTGCAGGCTGCCAAGGAAACTAAACCGATCGTATTGTGGATTAGTGACGATGGAAGAACATAAATCCAAACTAACAAGGAGAAATTAAATGCTGACTTTCACTCGAAAGCTCGCCCTGGTCGAAGACACCCTCGATGACCTCATCGCACAAGGAAACCGAGAGGCAACGAACTTCTGGCGGACAACCCAAGAGGACTATGATATTCTCATGAGTTCTTCGCCCGACGAGAACGAGGAGTATGACCGAGCCCTTGAGCGCTTCGAGCATATCCACGTCGAAGCACGACAACTCGCCGACTGGTTTCAGTAGGAGGGCTTGTTGATGTTGAGCAAGCTCCAAGTAACCATCGGCGGAGGTAGTGGGCTCTTTATGTTCGTCCTCCCCACCCTTGCTCTCAAGAACACCCTCTAGAGAGGGATTTATTATGTTTAAGATTATCTTTTCTGATGCCGACGGAACCGTAGATTACAACATCGCTGGATATGCCAAAGAGTTGGCGTTCCCTCATGACCCGAACACCGAGGGATATTCCCAGCGGTGGGCGGCAGAGCAGGCGGCGAAGCACTCGGTCGGACTGATCAACGTGAGCCGACGGATGGACTATATCCCGTTTGATAGTGATGTGGTTGCCGAGGTCGTGGAAGTCGGGTGAACTGCGATAATGTTCGGCCCGGTGATCTCGTGTTCTACGAAGTGAGAACAGGCGACAACAAGAAGATCACAATTGTTGAGCGCCTCGGGCTCGTCATCGGCGAAGAAGACACTCGACCGCTTCTACGTATTCAACCCATAGAGGGAGGGCTGCCCCTCGTTGTCTACCTCGGATCAATCAAGAGAGTTGTCTCATCCGGCACAAAGAAAAACGAAGAAAAAGTTTGACCAATACCATATCCGTGGTATTGTATTCTTGAGGGAAGGACCCTCCAAGATTTTGGGAGAAATCAGATGTCTTATAGGCAAGAAATCCAATGTTCTTATTGCTTCACATATGGGCATAACCGGCGGTCCTGTGCGTGCCGGAAGAAAGCCGTCGCCGCAGCAGAGGCATCTCTCCTAAATCCCGAGAAAGAACTCGACTACAACGAGAGGCTCCTACTGACGGAACAAGCAAGGAGCGAAAGACAGGCGGCGGAACGTAAGTCCGTCTCTCGCAAGTGTTCCTATTGCAATGAAGTAGGACATAACCGACGGACCTGCAAGGCGAGGAAGCTTCGCCTCCCCGAACAATTGAAAGCAGCAAGTTACATTCATCGCTTTTGCGCTTCAATCTTTCGCGCCTCTGGGTGTGTCCCCGGTGCCCTGTTCCGAACAAATATCCGTCGTTATGATCGCGACTACGAGGCTCTCCCTGATCTGGTGGTCTTCGGCGTCCTCACCAAGATCCACTGGGCCCTCCTCGGCATGTTTGACCCAAACAAAAGGGCAATGCCTTCAGGTGAGGTTACAGCAGACCTGTTCGGACGCAAATCTTTCCTAGAAGTC